CGCTCAAGGAGATAGCCGACCAGGTCAACAACGTGAAGGCGCGGGCAGAGCTGTCGGCCAAGGCCCGGACAGTCAAGCCGATCGACCCGGAGACTGCCACTCCGGACGAGCTCACTGAGCATATCACGGAATCCCTTGGATCTTACGATAGCGAAAGAACAATAACCAACGACGGTGTCGCCGCTGCCCTGAAGAGAAAGGATATCTCTGACGAGCAGCGCACGATGCTCGTGGCGGTGACGGAAGCAAACACCGCCAGGAAGAGCATCAACGATCGGGCCGCCAGCGGCAAATCCATGGATCAGGTCAGCAACGACATCTACAGCGGGATCGCCAATTCCGACTTCAAAGGGATCGACGCCTACCGGCAGGGGATCATGTACCACCTGACCGGGGAGCGCATTCCGGAAGCAACCAAGCAGCTGGACGGATTGAAGAAGTTTCGGGACGCCCACCAGGCAAAGAGCGAGCTGGCTACCGAGCTCTTCGGCATGGTCAAAAAGAACCTGCCCTTCACGCCCGACCAGCAGGCACGGTACAAAGCGCAGCAGAGACTGAATCCCAACTTCCGGATCGATCGCAGTTCGGTTAACTACGTTGCTAATGTCGCACAGGAGGCGCAGGCTTTGAGCGCCGAAGTGACGCTCGCCGAGAGCCTCATGGCCGTCCATAAGAGCAAGGGGCAGAGGGTAGCCCCACCGGTAACGAGTTCGACCTCCACAGCCAGTCCTGCTGCGCCGGTGGCCACAGTAAAAGAGCTTCCGGAGAGTGCGCCAGTAAGCCAGGCTAAAGCCGATCTGGATATCGATTACACAGAAATTTCGGATGTCGGCTTGCAGCGGTATGTCGATAAAGCTATGGCAGCCGGAGTGGCCAATCTTACTACTGAGCAGGCCGGCAAGCTTGAAGCAGTCAATAAAGAGATCGAGCGCCGGAAAACCGGAAATGGCGAAAGTAAGGCTGCTAAGCCGGAGAATGCAGCAAGCGAAAAAGACGTTGATCAGGGGGTAGATTCAGCCGATGTAATAAATGAATCGACTGCTGAAAAAATATCTGCTAGTTTGGTCAGTGACATTTCCCTGAATGAGTTGGAAGTTACCTACACAGACACTGACGGCAGTGAGATAACAAAGTCATACGCAAAGGCTGCACAGGATCTGGATACGGAAATCCAAGAAGCAGAAGCAATTCTGAAATGCTTTGGTGCTAAATAATCAGTAGGTCAAACTGATTACTAGGAGGGTTCGCGTGAAAAGACACTACTTGCTGACGCTGCTGGTTTCTGTCGACCAGTTCTTCAATGCCCTGTTCAGGGGATCCGAGGATGAAACCATCTCCTCCCGCGTCGGTAAGCGAAGAAACGGCAACGAGCGTTTCTGGGCAAAGGTAATCGACAAGTTGTTTTTCTGGCAGAAGAACCACACGGCCAACAGCATCGAAGCCGACGAGGGGAAATAATGGAGAACATCTACAATATCGGGTTCGCAGAGGGCGACGGCGAAGAGACCCCGCCTATCAAGCAGGGCTCGACTTTTGTACTTTCCTTCACCGTGAGCAACATCTTCGCTGAGGGCGGGGTAGGTACCACTCTGCGGGGGCAGTACCGGACAAGCTACGGAGCTACTGAGGCAGTCGATTTCGATTGCACCGTCGAGGTCGTTGCAGCGGTCGCGGAAACCGCGGACACTCCGGCAGTGGAGAGTTACCTGGATTGCACAGGCACCCTTTCAGCGGACGTTACCGACGGCATGGCACCAGGGCCGGGTGTCTACGATTTCGAGCTGGAGGACGTCAGCGGCTTCGTCTACCCGGCCCTTGGCGGTAAAGCCATGGTGCGCCCCAGCGCTTCGAGAGGAGTGTCACCATGAGTGTGACAGTCGACAATACCGGCAGGGTGCGCGTCGTGGTCAGCCCGAGACCTTCAGTCGTCGTCACCGTGGGACGCGGGCTTCCCGGCCCGTCTGCATACCAAGTTGCCGTGTCCACCGGCTTCGTTGGTGACGTGAATGCCTGGCTTGCATCATTGGGTTCCGCCGTTACGCCTGCTGAAAGTGCCGCGTCCGGAAGAGCAATCCAGTTGTGGGGACTCGATAACGGGGCGGGACTCCCTGGCGCAGTCCTGCAAGCGCGGATAGACGCCCTGATAGCGGACGGAGTGCCGGAATACGCGATCATCTGGTACAGCATCGGGACACAGGCAGCCACACTTGAAGGCGTTGGTACCCTTACGGGCGTTGCTGCCGTTTCATCCGTGGGTACGATAGGCGGGGCAGGCATAGCCATAGGCGCGGGTGCTATGGTTGGTGTCTCGGCAGTTACCTCTGTAGCGGCAATAAGCGGTGTGGGGGTAGCTGCGGGAGATTCAACCCCTGACACCTTTACCCTAACCGACCAGGCCGGCGTCGCTTCCTCGACCCTGATCGAGTCAAACACCATCACGGTGGCCGGTATAGACGTGGCGACCGCGATCTCCGTTTCCGGCGGTGAGTACAGTAAGAACGGAGGAGCTTACACCTCCGGTGCCGGAACAGTAGTTAACGGCGACACGGTTAAGGTGCGGCAGACCTCCAGCGCGGCCGGTGGGACAGAGACCAACTGTACCCTGACGATCGGTGGGGTGAGTGATACCTTCAGCGTGACCACGAACATCGATACCACCCCCGCAGTCTTTACCTTCGTGGACCAGACCGGTGTTGCGCTCAGTTCGGTCATAACCTCCGCCGGCATAGCCATATCAGATATCAATTCCCCTGCGGCAATATCAATTGCCGGCGGTGAGTACAGCGTGAACGGAGGAGTCTACACCTCGGTACCCGGCACCGTAAGCAACGGCGACACGGTAACGGTACGGCTTACGAGTTCGTCAAGCAACAGCACTGCCGCAAGTGCAACCCTCACGATCGGGGGAGTAAGCGACACCTTCACCGCCACGACCGCGGCGGCGGGAGACACTACCCCCGACGCTTACTCCTTCATGGACCAGACGGACGTACCCCTATCCACGGTAGTAGAATCCAATACCATAACGGTATCGGGGATCGACGCACCCGCGAACCTGTCCGTCTCGGCGGGTGGTGAGTACAGCAAGAACGGGGGAGCTTGGGCGAGTGCTAACACTACAGTAGTCAACGGTGATACGATCAAGGTACGACGTACTTCCAGTGCAACCGCCGGAACTACCGCCAATGTCGTAGTCCTGATTGGCGGGGTGGGTGACACCTTCAGCGTTACCACACTCGCCGCCCCCACCGCGCCCGTCATCACCGTCACCGCAGGAGACACCACAAATGTCATCGCCCTCACATCTGGCGGCACCGGTGCGACCTCCTACAACCTCAAATGGGATACCGTCAGTCACTCTGTTGATAAGGCATACAGCAACACGATAACCGGCGTCACCCTCCCGTACACGCATACGGGGAGGACCAACGGGACCGCGTACTATTACAGCCTCGTGGCTATCAACGGGGCGGGTTCGGTGGAATCGGATGAGGTGAGTGGTACACCTTCAGCCGGGGCGTACTACACGCAGGGATGGGAAGGCGCTGCAAATGGAGCAACGTCTTATGATGGGTGGACTAGTGGCGTGTCTGGCGTCGCCGCTGCACATGTCAGCAATCTCTTCTCCTCGGTGGGTTCTAAGTCGTTTGCCCTTTCTGTGGGCGATGGAGAGTCAGAGGGGACTGCTTGGGTGGAACGCACCATGTCGATACGTGCGGGTATTCTGACATTCTCGCATAAAATCGATACGGGGTCGCCTGAACCCGCATACCTTAAAATATACCTAGATGATGTACAGGTCGGGCCAGTTGGCGGGTATTTCGGAGATGGTTTTGGCATCACCCTCAACATTCCATCGGCTAGTAAAATTCGTTTCAGTGTCACCAGCCTCGGCGGGGCGATACACATTGACGCGCTTTCCATACCGATACCGTAGGAAGATGCCATGACCATACTTCAAAATGCACTAGACTACCTGCATACGCTTTACAAGGCGACTGACGACCCCCCGTATGATTTTCAGGCGGTCCATACAACCGTAATTGATTTTACCTTGGAACACGGTCTAGCCCAGTGGCCACAGGCAGGCACAGGATATCGCTACTGGTTAGGGATAACTACCGTCGAACCAGAAAACCCATTTGTATTCGTCAGTAATGACGGGATAACGTGGGCACCGGCTCCAGGAACTACCCATCAGATGGATGATACTGGTGCAGACTGGAATATGTACGATGGATACGGCCCTGACTTTGATTTTTCAGAGGATATTGAGCTTGTCTACGACCCCTTAGCCGATTGCATCCATGCATATTGGATGCACACGACATTACTTAGTAATCCGATACAGGGCGATGGGATCAGACATCGAACTATAAACAACAATCTGACGGTTTCAGCTAAAACAGCCATAGGCATTCCATGGGTAAACCATGAAATGTCCTCAAACTCCCCGACCGTGATACGCGAAGCTTCCGACAAGTGGCATATGTGGGGGATCTATCAAGATGTTTCTTTGGACAGTGCCTCTAACCCGTTGCTTAGAAAACTGACCTACCGATTTGGTACTAGCCCTACGTCATGGGGAGAATATCAGCTATGTGATATGGCCGTTGATCCAATGATTGCCTATCCCAATGATACGCCAAATCATATAACGGCAGAGCTTAACCCAACTATCCCAGGTCAGGTTGATCTTGTTATCCAAACCCTCCGCTGGCCACTAGAGGTTAATTATCTGAGCAAGGCGGCGCTGGTCCATGCCGTGACCCATCTATCAACGCCCACTGCTATCACTACACCGCTTGCTCCAACTCGGCTATTGGAGTACGCCCCGCTGAGTTGGGAGAAGCTGGGGCTCTACAGGTCGGGTTTTACCTTGCAGCTTGTTGGCACAGAGATGATTATGAGGCTCTGGTACACAGGCGTAGAGGATTACATGCACCCCCGCATCGGCCTCACCTCCGGTGCGATATACGAAGTGGTTGACGGGGCAATAGTGCCGCCGCCTGATACCAGTGCACCGACAGTGACCGCGTTCACCCTCCCCACTACGTCTACAACTTTAGAGGTAGCATTAATAGCACTCACTGCAAGCGAGTCGGACTGTACCTTCATTCTGTCAGAGTCTGGAATTAAACCACAGGCCGGAGATGTGCGGTGGGGGGTAGCACCGACTAGTTATACGTTTAATTCCTCAGGCAGCAAAACCCTCTACGCATGGGCCAAGGACGCAGCGGGGAACGTGAGCGCGGGGGTGGGCGATACGGTGATGATTACGCTGGATACCGCCGGGGCTGGCTTACTTACCGGCGTCTCCACCGTAACGAGTGTAGGCAGCATTACCGGCATCGGCGTGGCAGCAATGGTGGGTCGCCAGATCAGAGCACCTAATGGGACCATACGTATTTTGCGGAGAATCGACGGGACACTTATAACCAACCACTAAAAAGGAGTACGAGCATGCCTTACGCAGCCGGATTTACCAGATACAAGATTAAGAAATGGATGGACGCCCTCGCCGCGGAAATCAACGCCGGGGGCATCAAACTGGCCATCCACTCCGGAAGCCCCGCAGCCCTGGACCGCAATGCGGATCCGGCAGTTCCGCTCACCTACGCAGGCACCATCGCCAGTGAACTCACCAGCGCCGGTACCGGTTACACGACCGGCGGATATGTGCTGGACGAAGCGGTAGTCGAAGCCTCGGGCAACGCCTACCAGATCAAGTTCAGCAACGTCGCGGGGGGAGCGGGCCAGGTCACCACCGGGGCTGGCACCATTGCAATCGGCACCTACACGGCGGCGATCTACGACACGCTGGACAGCAACAGGATCATCGCCATCTGCACCGTCTCGGTCACGGTCGCTTCCTCGGGTGGTGCGATGGTATTCACCATTCCCGCCGACGCGCTGAAACTGGCGTAACTCCAACAGCCCCGGTGCTCACACAGGCCGGGGCGCTATCAGGAGAACTATGTGAAGAAGCCGGCCGGAGTAATCATACACCACTCGCTCACCAGGGACGGCAAAACCGTCGATTGGGATGGCATCAAAAAGTACCATACCTCGTACCGACACAACGGCGAGATGATCACCAAGGACCGGTTCATGACCTTACAGGCTGCCGGCGCCAAGGGTCTGGAATCACCCTGGTCCGATATCGGCTACCATGCTGGCGTCGAGCGGATCAACGGCGTGCTGACCACACTGACCGGCCGGCCGCTGAACATGACCGGCGCCCACTGCAGCGGGAAGAACGATCACCTTGGAATCTGTATTGTCGGCAACTACGATCTTGTGGTTCCAGACGATGAACTACTGACCTATTCCGCGGAAGTAGCGGCCGGGTATCTGCGGCTGCTTAATCTGGGCGTCGATACCATGCACCGGCACCACGAGTACCACCCGAAGTCCTGCCCGGGCAAGCTCTTTCCCTGGGAGCGGTTCAGGACTCTCGTGAGGGATGTGCTGTGAGGACGAGATGGAGGCGCCTCGCGGAGACCTTCGTGGCGAAAAAGTATGTTGCGTGGGTCGTCGCCTCGGTCTTTCTCTGGTTCGCTAAGATATCGGGAACTGACTGGGTCCTCCTGACCTTCGCCATTTTCACCCTCGACCTGGCGACAAAGATGAAAGTCGCCCCACCGAAAGGAATAGACGAATGACCCTCTACGATTTGGAGTATAAGATCAAAGGAGTCCCGAAATGGAAGGTGATCGGAATTGCGGCACTCGTACTATTTGCGGCGTCCTACCTTGTCTGGTCGTTTGTACATACGCCCAGCCCGAAGGCCGGTGCCGTTATCCTTCCGGCCCCTGCCATCACGGTGCCGAAGGTCGAAGGGCCAACCTTGAAAGTACCGCTCAAGGTCGTGCCTCCCAAGGCCGTCGAAAAGAAGTTCCCGACGATTGGTACTACGCCTCCCGATAAGCCGGTAATCGACACCGCCAAGATTCCGCAGACGGAGAATGGCGGCTCGACGGTGACCTCTCTGGACCTGGTAACCGGGGAAGCATCCACTGTCTTCGTTCCGGATCCTGCACCATGGTTCGCCTTCGAGGACAAGAACGCGGTAGGCATCGCATACCTCTGGACCTCGCAGGGTACGACAGGGGCCGCATACTATCGTCGGGACCTGTTCAGGGTCAAGGATATTCACGTCACCGGCATAGCGGGGATCATGGCGGTTGACGGCAGGGTGGGTGTGGGAGCCGGAGTAACTGGCGAATTGCGGTTTTAAAGAATCAGCTACGGAGGCGACATGATCGACTAATGAATTCTTGATTAACTAAGAAAAAGCTGATAATACTCTGTTTGAAGAGTTTTCATGACTAGCTGAGTATTGACCAGAATACCGAAACCTTGACTGACTGCTATATATATTCGATACAGGAGTGTTTATGCCGCTTAGGTTTCACTGGTTAGAGACAGCAGTCATAGCATTAATCATGACGTTGAGTATCACTACCGGCTTTAGTGCAACAGCTCCAGTTGGCAACTGGACAAATCATGTAGATATCCCTTCGTTGTACGCCATAGCCGGTTACCTTGCTAAGATCATCGTAGCGACAATAACTGCCATGGGCGGGATCATCTGGCTTTTGGTCAAACAAATATGGAAACAAGACCGACAAGCTCAAACCGCGCAAATCGAAAAACTTCTCCTCAGCCAAGAAACCCTGATTAAAAATCAAACTATACAAAGAAACAGCCTTATTCAAATGCACCAGGATACCTCGAAGAAGTTCGATCGGGTGATCGGTGCCATGGGTGAGTGCAAGACTTGTACTGCTGCGATCAAAGCCTACGATCACAAGCAGGAACAGCGACTGATACTGGATAGTGAGGATGACCATTGGACTGTTGACAACATGCCAGAGATGGTGGCCGGGGGAGAGAACAGATGACACCCAAAGGGATTATTGTTCACCACAGTTTAACCCAGGACGGGATCGGCTACTGCGTAAATAAGGACCGCTACATCGACATCCGTATTGCTGGCGATTCTGCCGAGAGCATGGAGAGACTGGTAGACCTCACCATTAACCTGATCGTCATGTACGGGATAGCCGTTGACGACATCCACCCTGCGTCTAAGGGATGTCTTGATACCTGCTTCCCCTGGGATGAGTATATCGACCGCGTAAAGGAGGTCATGTCATAGACTGCCGAGCGTGGAGAAACGACAAGTGCAAGCTGGAAGCCTGTTCAAAATGGGACAGCTGCACATTGATGAATGACGCCGCCGTCACACCGGAGACGGCCCCTGCCACCAACAAGAAGCAGTCCTCATGATTATGTAGCTATAAACTGACAAATATTGTAATAGAGTGGGGACGCCAATGTCCCCATTTTTTTGTAATCCCACCGAGGTAACCTATGACAAAACTCGCTGATTGCATCACAGCCCACGGTGTAAAAACCCACACGAGACTGCCGGCAGATGTCAAGGCTGCGGTGGCTGCAGGAGATACAGCTTTAGCTGTATCGACAATGCAGGCACACGTAGCCGCCTTGAAAGCCCTCAAGCAAACGATAGAGATCCGGCACGAAGAAAACAAAAAGGATTTCATGGCGCAGACCGTTAGCAAGACGTCCGCCGCCTCCTACGTTAACCGTGGTGCTGCAGATCCAACCAACGAGCTGAATCATTTCCAGGTGAAGAGCTTCTCCAAGATCTGGAAGAATCTGGTCCAGCGCGCGGGCAGTTTCGGTGCCGCAGTAGGTCTGTTGAGAGCTAAACCGGATCAGGTGACTCCCGGCGAGCAGGCTGTGCTGGAACACTTCATGACTGGTCCGGAGAGTTTCGGCAGGCAGATGAGCGCTACGATCAACGCGATCTTCAAGGCCAAAGGGATGCACGACGGACCGAAGGCGGCCAGCAGTTTTCCTTTCCGCTACGAGGACATGATCCAGTACCTGCCGGTCAGGTACCCGGCGGAGTTCGGGGAGAAGTCCAATCCGAAGGTGGACGAGCAGCATGCCAGGGATAACGGAATCCTGGATGGCCCGACCAGGAGCGCCATAGCCGCCACAGCGTACGAGTGGATCGCCACGAGTGGCAGGAAGAGCATGGCTCAGACCGAGTCCTCTCTGGGGCGTTTGCTGGGCCTGCAGAAGGATGAACCACTCCCGGGTAATTCCTGGGAGCTCCTGGAGCACGCCGGCATGAACGCCGAGACCGTGGCCAGGCAGCTTGGGAAAACGATCCTACAGCGTCTCAGTATCGCACCGGGACCGAAGTCGGACTCACTGGCGCAAAGCAGGATGGAGGAGTCCCTTGGCTTCATGGCTCTGGCGGCGATGGAATCGATGGGAGTCATCGAGCGGCAGTACGTTATCGCCGATCATACGGAGAAAGCCAGAGCAGCCCTCATAGCAGCCGGTAAACCGGTCCCTGCGATCGGACTGAACGCCCTGAAAGAGGACCAGCAGCTGGAACCCGGTGAGCTCTTCTACACGGACAATGGCAGTCCTGAGGGGCCACAGGGGCTACTGATGATGCGCCTGGTCAAGGTTGCCGACCTCGACCTGCTGACCGACATCGAGGAGCACTTCAAAGAAGGCCGGGCCGCCTTCGACAAGGTGTTCGCCAACGAGCCTCAGGATTTCGGCATGCAGTGGAAGGCCCAGGTGAGGAAGGCATTCAAGATCGGCAGCTCCAACGTCGAGGCCAACGCCGAGCAGACCCGGAACATCAACAAGTACAGCTCCATCCCTTACCAGCGCAACCCGGAAGCGATCGGCTTCCTGAAGTCCATGTGGGGACTGGTTGAAGGGATGGAAAAGGGAGAAGGGCAGGACCGACTGAAAGCGGTATTCTACGAGGCACTGGGTGCGCCACCGGCCGAGAATCTGCTGAAGCTGCACAAGAAAGGGAACGAGGGAATCCGGCGGGGGATCGAGCAGGACTTCAGGGACGTACTGAACTACGAGGATGAGCACGCGAAGCGGGCAGCCAACGGGGAGAGCACGGAGTTCTACCTGTCGTCGGATTTCATGTCCAACATGCGCATGATCATGCGCGGTGACATCAACCCACAGAACTCCAAGATGCACCGGAGCCTGTTCGCCCCTACTGGATTCCAGACGACGTTCAAAAAGGATCCCAAAGGGAAGCTGGACCAGGCTTTCTTGGAAGCGGTGGCAGTGGCGTTCGACATCGAGACCGGCAAGGGGTTGATCGGCGATGCAGCGGCCCAGGTGGCCGGACTGATGGACATCATAACCAACCCGGGTAATGACAAGCATGAGGCAGTCACCGCGGCGATCAAGGCCATACAGGCTTACCAGACCACCGGAGAAATGACGAGCCAGGCCATGGAAGTAATCGCTGTCGGCTCTGCAAAGGTGGACAACAAGGTCACCGGTCTGAAGGGACTCTTCGAGTACGCCCGCTACGCAGCTACTCCGGTAGGCGCCGAGTTCAGCACCGACATGCACGCCGAGATTGACGGGGTCAGCAACGGGGTCATCATCGGCATCCTGCAGCTGATTCCGGACAGCGCGAACAAGCGAGCTGTACTGGCTACCCTGGCCATGGGTGGCATCAGCACCAGCACAGTCAGGGCCGACCTGAACAAGCTCCTGATCCAGAACAATCTCAACGACGCCTACCAGCGCATGGCCCAGGAATGGGCAAAAGAGATCCTGACCTTGAAGAAGAAATGGGACACCTCCGAGAAGAGCAAAGACAACGCGCTCTTTGAGAAGGCCGAGGCTCTGGGGAGGATTCTCGGGGAATTCCAGGACCCGCAGGGTGTCATCAACAAAACCATTCGCAACCTCTCCAAACCAAGAACCATGCAGATCATCTACGGCGCCGGCATACGCAAACAGGTCCAGCTGCTGACGGGCGAGAATGTCCTGCATGACGGGATCTACAAGAAGGTCGAGAAGATCATGGCCAGGGTCCACAAAGCCAACGCAGCAAACCCGGACCCGCTGGTAAAAGAAGACTTCGCTGCGCTGATGAGAGCCGTCCGGACGCTCACCGGCAATTCTTCCTACCATGCGGACAGGTACTTCACCGGTGACCAAGAAACGACCATCGCCAACCTGCAGACGTTCCACTTGAAACCGGAACATATCAAGACCCTCAACCAGGCCGTCGCGGATACCTACGGGTTGGCCATGTCCAACGCGATTCAGACAGTCTACGGCACACTGATCGAGGCGCGCAAACCGTTGACCGCCGCGGTGCAGCTGGCAGTCACGACGTACAACACCATCCTCAAAAAGAAGGTCGACCTGCTGGTCGAGGCACACAAAGCCGACGCCACGTTCAAAGGGGATCCGGAGGTCATCACCAAGGAGGAGCTGGATAAGATCCTGGCTTCCATCGAGCACCTGATCCCCAAGATCAAGACGCCGCTGTACACCAAGGACAGCCCCAGCTACCTGCCGATGGCCGAGGTGGGTAACAACCGGAGCTACACCAAGCAGGCCCGGGTCGTGCAGCAGTACCTGCAAAAGGGGCTGGTGCAGCATCAGGGTTACGCCGAGGGGATACCGTACCTGGAAGATCCCGGGATGTCACCCGTGGTCAAAGGGATCCAGATGCTGGATTCCATGATCGCCAACGGCTTGATGGGCCTGGATACCCACATGCTCAACAACCACGACGGCTTCTCACACGGCATCGGGGACAGCGAGGTGATCGCCCAGGAGGCCAACAAGATATTCGCCGGGGCAATGACGGATTACAGTTTGGCCCAAGCCTTTGAAGAGATGCATCTCGAGCTGGCTGAAAAAGGCAAAGCCATGCTGGATGCACTGGGCGTCCAGCCTAAGGATTACCTGTGGGGAACCAGTAGGAACACCGATAAGCCCTCCGCCTTCACGGGTGGTCTGGTCGGTGACCAGGTGGTGTCCTTTGACCTGCTGGTGAGCATGGGACTGGCAAGCAAAGAGGATCGGGCCGCGTACGTCAAAGATGCACAAGAGCGCGGAGTGCCCTACCGGACCGCGGCACAGGAGTACGTCAATGACGTGATTGCGCGCCAGGGTATGCCAGATGCCAACTTCACCGAAAAGGTGTTGGCGCAGCTGACCAAGAACCTGGCAGAGATCGCCGAGCAGACCACACGCAACAAGAAAGAGGTGATGGACTCGGTACGCCAGTGGCACCAGTACCCGCACCACGGTACCGGGTACTTTGTGGATAACCCTGTAAATACCGGAGATAAGATCTTTGGAGACATCGACACGAACACGGTGCTCTCCCATGATGCAAAGGCACGGGACAAGGACATAGCGCTTATCCAGGGATTCCAGGCGGAAGGTTACCACTCCTCACCCACCGGTAACGTGTCGACCACCGAAGCCGACTACACCCAGCCCTCGCAGGTGATCGACAGCCAGAACGTCGTAGAGAGTTTCGATGCGCTTATCAGTATGGATAGCAAGCTGGCGTACGCCAGTGTCCAGAACTCGCCAAGCCATGTCGATTACCTGCGGGGCGTCCTGAACTCGATCGTGTCCCGGGTAATGGGTCCGGTCGAGATGTTCATGGATCAGCACAAGATCAACAACGAGACGCAGGGGATGTACACGATCGGCGCCAACGGAACTCAGCGGATCTGGATCCAGACGCAGCAGAAGTCGGATCACCCGCTGGCGGGCATGCTGGGCCAGAGTATCCGGATGTCTCCGGCCGAGGTTTACGTGCACGAGCTGGTGCACCATATCACCCACACCGGCCTGAAGAACTTCCCACACCTGCAGAGGCAGGCATCAGCCCTTCGTGAGCTGTCCTTTCAGGAGTTCTCCAAAGCATACGGGGAGCATGCCTACCGGGTGTTCCTGAACGACCCGACGATCGACGTTGCCGACCCGGCCAACGCCTACGAGGTTGCCGCGGCGAAAGCCCGCTGGGAGTACGTGTTTAACACGAAACGCAAAGCCGACGGCAGCAATGCCGGCCTGGACGAGTTCATCTCCTTCGGGATGACCAACGAAAACTTCAAGCGCGAGCTGGGCAAGCTGCAGGTGAGCCAGGAGATCCTCAGCGCGCGCAAGTCGCTGAACACGATCTTCGAGAAGAACATCCAGCAGACGCTGGTCAACCTGTTCACCGCGGTCCTGGAGTTCATCTACCAGCGCTTCAACCAGCAGAGGCACTCGACCCGGGTCGACCAGGAACTGGAGAACCTGGTACGCGCCATCTCCTACGTGGACAGCAAGAACAAGAGCGTCCTGTGGAAGTTCACTGCTGATATGGAGGAGGCCATTACCGCGGTAAGTTTGCAGATTGACGAAAAGATTGTCGGCATGGTCAAAGCTGCCGTCGACAAGACCAAGGTGGGCAGCGCAATCAACCAGTTGAAGCAGTTTCCCCAGCTGAACAACATGCTCTCCCACCAGATGCGGATCGTGCTGCACTGGTACACCAGCCAGCAGCAGGGGCTGATCCCGAGCATCGTCACGGAGATGCAGGGGACGACCGATCGGATGCGCCCGTTCCACGACCAGCTCAGGATGCGCAACCATGTACTCGATGCCGCCAAGAACGAAGCAACCCTGGTCGTCCGGGACAAGGTTAACTCCTGGTTCAAACAGGCGCTGACTCCGGCCCAGAAGACGGTGATAACCAAGGCGCTACTGAAGACCGATGTCGGTTCCTTACTGGATAAAGGCTTGTCGTCCCAGGCGATCACCGGTTACCTTGCCGAGGACACCCGGCGGGAAGCGCGGATCACCGAGATCCTGAACCAGCTCCGAAACGATTCGGTACTGAAGGATTATGCGGTCTACTTCGAGAATGCCGCTGATGACCTCGGCTACTTCATGGTGCACAGCGCGCGTAAAACCAAAGACAGCATGCCGCTCATGAATGCCCACAATATCGTCAGCATGAGGCAGAGCAAGCATGCCGGGAAGCTCGCCGGTGAGAACTATGGCAGAGCCCTTGACCTGGTCGATCAGCTGGCTACCCTCTCCTCGCTGCGCTACGTACCCAAAGCGCAGAGACTGGCTGCGGCAGCTCTCATGACCAGTGAGTGGCCGGCCATCGAGAACGTCCTGAACCAGCACAACAAGCTCAAGGACGATGCCTTTCGGGATCTCTTCCACGGCAATCCCGTGAAGATGACCAAAGGCTACGTCGAGCAGATCCTCAACAGCAGGGTCAAGTTCGAGCAGGCCCATGTCGCCAATCCGGATGACCCGAATGACCCGACCCGGAAGCGGTTCGAGGATGCCGGCTACTACATGCAGGCGACCCCGATTCCCCGGGATCCGGCAGATCCGGTCCAGGACGACATCTACATGTTCCGCAACATGCTTGGGGCGGTGAACGACCTGCAGCCCGGGATTGCATCGTACTCGCAGAATATCGGACGAGGCGCCACAGGCTACGACATACAGCAACAGTTGGGAAACACCTATGATCCTGCCCAAGAAGCCGAGCGGAACAACCAGATCGTTCTGGCGGATACCTTGAACACGATCGACAACCTGTTCAAGGTCCGTCCTCCTGCTAAACAGGCGTTAGGATCCGGCAAGAACTACATGATCCCCAAGTTTAATGACAAGGGCAACATTGCCGAGATGCGCTACATGATGTCCGAGGCAACCAAGGATATAGTGTTTGAGCAGTTCTCCGAGTTCGATGCGGTGCTGGGGAGAATGGCCGCCACAATTATCGACAAGACGGTGACACCGGAGATCAACGCCAATGTGATCGAAGCGCTGAAGGATGTTGCCGACCATAAGGATTATGGCCGTAAAGCGCTGCCGGAAGTCTTCGTGGAGATCTCACCCTGGTCGCCGGAGAAACGCTACCGGGACATCTATCATCAGCTGCCTCCCAATGCCCGGACCAAGATCCTGTCCATCTGGGGTGAGAACCGAATGTGGGTGGCGCAGGACATGGTGGATCTGGCTTTCGGCCAGAGGAAGTACTCGGTCAGCGAGACCTTCAGCAAGAACAAGAAGGAAAGCAACCTGTTTGAGAAGATGTTCGTAGAGGTGCTGAAACTGGCTCTGGGAGATCACAATCCCTTGAGCGAACCGCCACCAGGAGCCAAGGCGAATGACTCCGTACAGGGCCGTGCAGTGCGCCGTACGACGGCAGTCTACAACACGCTTGCCCAAGTGACGAAGCTAGGGAAAGCCAACATCGTGGTGCGTAACCTGGGGGTCGTGTTCGGCAACCACAATAGCAACATGATGCTGCTCAAGTCGATGGGCATCCCCCTAGAGAAGATCGTCCTTTACAACAAGGAGGCGATGACCGGGATCCTGCAGTACCAGAAGGACAAGCACGAGCTCGAGTCCTGGCGCCTTGAGTTGGAGAATACCCAACGGAGACGGTCCATCACCCCGGCCGAGAAAGACATCCAGACAAGAAACATCAGCCGGCGGATCGCCGTGCTGGAAAACCAGCTGGCCCTGAATAAGGCAACGCCTCTGGTTAAGGAAGGTGCGATGCCGTCCATCGTCGACGATTTCGATACGGATTACGTACCGCCGCCGTTCACTTACGGGGTGGATGCGCTCCTGGACAAGAGTCTCGATCTGCTGCCGAAAGGGCTACAGAGGGCCGGTCGGACGCTGTTCATGACCACCGACACCGAGGGGTTCCGGATGATGAACAACGCGGTCAAGCTGACTGACTTCACCGGGCGGTACATCCTCTACAAGCACCTGACTGCCAAGGGTATGGATCACAACCTGGCTGTCTCAACAGTCATGGATAAGTTCATCAACTTTGACTTGCCAACTCATCGAATGATAAGTATGGTGAACGACATTGGACTAGTGATGTTTTCCAAGTACCAGCTGAGGGTGCTCAAACATATCAAGGATGTCTTGAAAGAGCACCCGTTCACGGCGCTGGCCACTTTTCTGATTGGTTCACACATAGGTGACAACAACATCATCAATTCGATACCGTTCGTAACCAAAGATGTCATGCAGAATGTCGGCAATGCTGCATCGCTGACCGGCACAGTCTGGGATACCGCGGTGATTGACGGCGTGCAGTATGTTGGCGGCCTGGCCGCTGATGTGGTTACTCCAGGAACGTGAGGTTTACATGGCAGATAGAGTAGTCGCTTTCCAGTCAATGGTGTTCCGCCGGTCGGATCATGACATCGTAGCAGGCGATCCTGCCTTCCCGTCCGGCGGGTCGTATGAATCTCCGGTGCCGGACAACGCATACTGGCCCAGGATACCGTTACCGGGCAACGAGCCGCTGTACGTGTCGATGAGAATATTCACCAGCGACGGCCTATTCCCCCAGGAGGAGCTCTGGAGTCCTCCGACGCTGTTCGTAAAGCACGGGGACAAGGGAGACACCGGCAATAGCGGCGATACCGGGGCAGATGGATTGCACGGATTAAACGGCATAGGCACTCCCGGGAATCCCGGAATCAACGGGGCTGACGGCGTTGCCGGCAGAGGCATCGTATGGGTCGGTGAGGCCGCGTCACATCCGATTAACCCCGAGTACGGGACGGCTTACTACAACACCACAGACCACAAAAGCTACGTCTACTATGATCTGGCCTGGTATCAGATGACCGTAGACGGTGTCGATGGTCAGGACGGGTATCACAGCGCCATCATAACCCTTTATCGAAAATCCGCCAGTGCTGCGGTTGAGCCGGAAAGTTTTAGTGGCACCTTCACATACGATTTTACAACAGCGCTCCTGTCCGGGGGCACCTTAAACGGCTGGACGCAAACCATGCCCGCGAGCGGTGCCGGGGAATACATCTGGGTGAAACAAGCTTCGGCTGTTGCCGATGCCCCTACGGATTCGATTGCCGCCACGGAGTTCTCCGGAGGGGTGGTCATCAGCGGGGTCGGACTTGACGGCATAAATAGCGCCACCGTGATCCTCTATCGTAAAACGGCCACCACTGCTGCGCCCGCCATCCCCACAGGAACCTTTACCTACACGTTTTCTTTAAAAACTCTTTCCGCTGCACCCACCGGCGTGTTCAATTCCTGGTCGCAAACCGCACCGAGCCTGGTTAATGGTGAGTACCTCTGGATGGTTCAGGCAACGGCCAGTTCGAGGACCGATACCGACACGATCTCTTTCACTGAATTTTCTGTTCCGGCGGTAACATCGTCAACCGGGATCGACGGTTTATCCATCGTCTGGAAGGGTGATTTGGCAGCGCCTCCGGCGAATCCATCAATAAACTGGGTGTACCGTGATACCACCAATGCAACCGTGTATATCTACAATGGATTTGCCTGGGAACTGATGGTTCTCGATGGTAACGATGGAACCAATGGCACCAACGGAACTAACGGAACCAACGGCACCGATGGTGATTCAATCGATATCGTATTTGTGCGGAGCGCAGCAACACCGGCAACACCGACAGCATCTGCTGGTGTGCCTTCATCGCCTATCCAATGGTACACCAGCGTTGCTGCTGCTAATACCGCCGGGGGTGAGGCCGTAAAGCTCTGGAGCAGCGTAGGTTACCGTCCTTTAAGTGCAGGAAATTACACCTGGGATACGCCGATCAGAGTCGACGGCGACAAAGTTGCCGAGATTACGGTATTCACCCGTGGCGTGCCCAGCACGACCCCGACCGGTGGCACCTACACTTTTGGTGCAGCTACCCCGATCACGACGTTGCCCACCTCAACCGGCGCAACGTGGTCTCGGACCATACCGACCGGTACTGCAGCGGTTTACACATCGCGCGCGGTGGTGTCCACAGTTGCCGGGAATACTGGCGCGGTTGCTATTACTGGTTGGTCGACCCCGGTGATAAGTTTGCAAAACGGGCTGTCAGTTTACATAACCTACCATGACGCTTCTGCCGCCGGAACTCCCCCAGCGAAACCAACTAGCATCGCCGGGACAGACAACGGCTGGCATACGGCGGCAACAGCGGCGGCAAACTGGATGTCGCAAAAGGTGGATGACGGCACCACCGCGGCCTGGGGTGACGCCATAAAAATCGGCGGGATAGACGGTACCAACGGCACCGATGGAGCCGACGGACAAACCGGCTCGAGTGTCCTGGTGGTTTATGTTGACGCGATCGACCCGGCAACTCCCGGCACCAGCGTCGGTGTTCCCGTCGGCTGGTCGGCTGCGATACCGGCCAGTGCCACCTATGCCATCTGGGAAACCACCGGGACGAGAGCCACCGGAGGAGCAACCTACACCTGGACAACCCCGGTCGTATCTACAGCCGGCTGGAGAAAACCAGGGACAACGTTCTTCGACGGCAACAAGATATTCACAGGGGACGCCTATGTGGACACCTTGCAGATCAAGGGGCAAGCCGTCACATTCTCTGTTGCTACTACGGATTGGGCTGGTTCTACTACGTCTGCTGTGAATATCCAGCCCACAGGTTCCGTGATAACTAAGGATATCTGCTCGACACCGATGAGTTTTACAGGCCCACTAAGCGGCGTAAATACGCCCGTAATAGTGATGTGCAGAACAACTTTTACACTCTCCGGTTACTGCCCTGACGGGAGTGTTTACACTCGGGGTTATATCAAGGTCGAGCTGTTGCGGGACACGACTGTACTGCACACTGCGGTAAACGAACAGTGGACTTTCGATGGATCATCGATTGCAACTACGGTATCACTGAAGGATGAAATAAGTTTTGAATACCTCGACACTTCTGCCCCTGCGGGGAACCACACATACAAATTGAAAATCACATTTACTACAAATGTGACTTCCTTCAACAACACATTGACTGGCACGTTGTCTAATTCCAAATCGTCTATATTTGCTCTGGAGACGAAACGATGATAAAAATTGCAATATATCGAATTAGTGATGGTGAGATCCAACGCCGAGCTGTTACACACTACCAATTGATTGAACTTAACTACGGAGAGGGAGAAAACTACTTTCTAAACTGCCCTCCTGACGCCACCCACATTATCGATGGGGAGCCAGTAACGGTCATTCCGCCTGTAGTCCCTTCGACCACGGAGGAGCTGATACAGTTGAATGTGACCGCCATCCAGAGGCACCTGGACGCTACGGCGCGCACCCGGAACTATGACGGGATACTGAGCCTTGCAAGCTATGCGAGTTCTACGGATGCCGCATTTGCGGCTGAAGGGGCAGCAGGGGTGTTATGGAGGGATACCTGTTGGCGATTGAGTTATCAGGCTCTAGCGGACGTGCAGGCGGGTCTTAGGGCTATGCCTACACCTGCGGAAGCGGTGGCAGAACTACCGCCCATGATCTGGCCTTAAAAGGATTGTTTGAAAGGATCGTGCAGAAAGGAAAAGCCCCTGTGAAAGGGCTTTCTTGTTTGGTGGGGTATTGATAATCACAGGTCGTCAAAGATGACCGGGATCCGCTGTTGAAACTCAGCCAGGGCCGGCCGCATCAACCACTGCATGGATTCATCGGCATGGGAATCCGCCCGCTGTTTGAAGATATGGCGCCACTCTTCGAGATTGGCGGTTATCTCAACCTCGGTCTTGGCGTCATTGGGTAGGACACCCCTGGCGCGTTCAGGCTTTTGACCACACTTTATCAAACCGTGATAGGTCTCTTCTGCGCTGAAGAGGTGACGCAACCACATGCGCGCGCCGTTTGCCGGCGGCGTGATCTGTACTTCAGCCTCATGATGATAGACGCCAGGCTGGAGTGTATTGTGGTAGTACCAGGGCAGGACGAACACAACCTCCCCATCATTCTTCTTGCTGTAGTTACAGTAGCGCTGGGACTCCTGGAGGAAGTGCGCCAGCCCGTGCCGGACTATCTGATGAGAAACCGACCGGCTGCATACCAGCCTCATGGATGCCTGTTCGTGGCGCAGCACCGAATGGTGCTTTTTGACGTGCACCAGATCATGCATGAAATCCAGATCACTCTTGGGTGATACTTTTTCCGGCTTGTAACAGGTGTTCGCCTTCAAGCGCAGCCGGTGCAGGATCTCGGCACCGCTTCGCAATCCGGGATCCAGTTCAAAACTCGGTTTAACCAGTAGCATTGAATGTCTCCTTTTCCTGAAGTTCCTTGTGAAGAATCATGCAATGTTCCGCGATTTCCTCTCCCACCACGCTCAGATCCGCGAGTCCCGCGTTGTTGCGGATCTCGTAATCGTAGGGATGGTTCTTTACGTTCTGGTCGGCGTGGTTGCCGAAGCCCTGTGCACCATCCCTGTGCACCAGGATAGAGATCGCGCCCGGGTGCGTCTCAAGGAACTTGGCGATCTCCAGCGGCTCACGGATATGGAAGAACATAACGTCGTGCTTGAGTTGTGTAATCAGCTCGGTCATGTACTTCATGGGACCGTCGTATGTATTCGTCGAGAGGTCTTTCAAGTCTGAAAGGAACTGGCGCCCCTGCTCGTCTTTCTCGCCGTCCCAACCCAGGATCAGTGCGGCCTCCTTCACCAGCCCGACCGATGAATGATTGCTCGACACCAATCCCCGCTGTGCCAGGTGAGCTCTCACGAACTCAACAAAGGTGTCCTTTCCTGTCCCTGCTGCGCCGTTGATCACAACGACAAGTGTCTTGCCCATCCCTCCTCCTGTGGGTAAGTTGATAACTTCTGTGGATAACTGCTTTCGCACCGTGTCCTTATCGCAGATGTCCCTGACGAATTTGATGGCCATGGCGGCAGATTGGATAGCCTCCTTGCGCATCCATTCAGGATGCTCTGTCGGTCGTACCACTTCTCGTTCCAGCTCCATGACCTCGCACTTCAGGGTGGCTAAGCCTACCTCCTTGTTGGTCATTGGATCATGAACATATTTGGCGTCTGCTCTGGCCAATTCATCCAGGACATCTTGAATTATCCTGTGCATAATCTAACCTCTGTTGATGACGGCGGTGCCACCGGAGTCAGTGGCACCGCCAGGATACCGACTAGTTCTTGCCGAACAGCGGCTTACTCTCCGAGGCCGTATCGTCGGTTGACTGATCCACTACGAAGGGCGGCGGCTCCTCTTTGGCCACCGCCTGGTTGAAGGTCAACCCGGTTGCTTCCTTGACCGCTGCATCGATGACTTCGATCACGGCGCGCTTCGGGATTTCGTCGTTGGAGATGTCGATGGAAGCCGACATCCCGTTGGGGGCACGTCCGGCGGTCAGGGTGACGGCGACGTTCTTGCCGGTGATGCTGATGCCCTGCTCGCCGACAAAGGCGATGATCGCCTTCTCGATTTCTGCCTGGTTCAAAGTGATCTGCATGGTGCCAATTCTCCTCTTTCTCTTTGGTGGTGGTGTCATCAGTTTGGTGATCAGCATGGAGGCTACCTGGATCCCAAATAGCCCCCATGGGCCGATAGGCAACTTAGGTGCCCGCAGCATCTAGCCGAACAGGCTGGTCTTCGGTGCCGCTTCTCCGGACGCTACCGGTGCCCCTTTCAGGCCGGCGCCCTTGACTTCGGTGGACTGGTCATCGATCTGGTCCTTCCACTTGGCCAGCCACTTCTCGGAGAAGTCGGCGGGGATGCTGTTCTTGATCTCCGCGGCAGTCTTACGCTCGTCCGGGCTGAGGAACTTGTCCACGACGTTGACGGAGTAGGTCTTGCCGGTCGCCTCGTACTCGCCGGATGCGGCGTTCTTGGCGGTCTTGTCCTGGATCTGATTGAGCACAGCGCCGCAGACCGGTTTGCCGACCAGGTCAACCAGCATGTCGACCTCGGTAACCACTTCAGCCTTGGCATCGTAGTTGTACAGCTTGATGGACTTCTTCTCGCTGCTGGCCTGCAGGATGCTCTTGCCGGTAACGATCTGCGCCAGGGAGTCGATGAGGGAGAAGCCGGGAAGGTTGAACTGCTCCTTCTTGCCGTTGCTCTCCTTCTCGTAGTAGGTCTTGTTCCCCTTGGCGTCGCCGGAGGTGATGTACTCGGTCATCTTGATCTCACGTTCCTCGGGTGTGAGGAGCAGCAGGTTGACAGCCATGGCGCCGCTTTTGGCCTTGGTGACGTAGGCGTACTTGATGATGAGGTTGTAGATGTTGGAGGCCAACGGCTCCCTCTTCTGGCCCTTGACGGAATCCTTATCCGCGGTGACGGTGCTGCTGGTGTTTACCTGATCGAAAATTCCCATGTGCGTGTTGCTCCTTTTGTAAGTTCCCTGCTCTATAAGCATGGGGTTGGTGTGCTGCATGAAATCAAAGTGGGTGATGATTCAACGTACACGGATTGGCCCGGTCCATATAGGGGTAGGGGCAGTACCGGCTTTCGCTCATCACCCACAAGAGGTTAACGGTAGTAATCGTGGAGACGTTTTAACAGAAGTTCTGCGTCGTTGTCTATGAATGTTTCAGCTACGGACCACATACCCATGCTGCTCCGGATCCGGTGGTTGACGGTGTCCTTGGTGATCTTGGTCTGGTAGACGTACTTGTAACCAAGCATGACATCCTCTTCGCTGATGTTCAGCAGCGGATTGGCGTAGTCCTTCAAACCGGACAGGCTGACTTTGCGAGCAGTCACCACGGTGGAGAAGTACGCCTCCAGACCGTTGTTCTTCAGGGCGCCCTTGATCGGCACCTTGGTCTCCACGACCATCTCGTTCTCGTTGAGGACGTTCAGGACGTGAGCGGTGAAGATGACGTTCTTCGTGGACTTGGCCACCTTGTCCTGCATGAGCTCTTTGAAGAACTGCTGGTAGTGCTGCCAGGCTTTCATGGTGTCGGCCGCTGTGAGGACGTACACGCTCTCGTACATGTCCATCAGGAAGGTGAGGCTGTCCACGACGATGGTGTGGATGCTTGGCATGTTCTCGGCTTCGTCGAACGCCTGAAAAACGATTTTCGGATCGGTGACCTTGATCTGTTTGAATTTAGAAGGAAAGGGGAGTTTCTTCCCCGCCTCACAATTCAGGTAGATCACCCCTTCCGGGTTGGGGAGATTGCGGAGCGAGGCTGATTTGCCTCCTCCGCTGGTGCCGCAGATGAGTACGAGATTGTCGTTGCTGTCTTTTGCCATGTGGTCTTCCTTATGTGTCTTTGGTGATGATGCCTTTGTCGATCGCCATGCGAATTACGGTCTGGATGTCCCCCGGGTAGGCTGCGTAATCCGGCAAGTATCGCACGTCGAATGAGTAATCACCACCTTGATCAGGAAAGCCATACTCCTCAGTGGTAAACCAGCAGATTCTAGCTCCTTGGTTAACGTCATCATCTTTGTACGTATGGTAGATTTTTATTCCGGCATGCTCCATGAACAGTTCAGCCGGCACCGCCTCGCAACTTACAGGCATGTCAGTCTCCTTCACTCACTTTTGGTATTTTGCCACCCAAAGCCCTGAACTTGGCGTTGTTTGCCTGGTCCATGTACCCAAGGATGCGATACAACTCATCCAGCTTGTCTTTTGGTATCGGGATAGAGGTAGCTACCTTGATCAAACCACCGCTACCTTTAATCATTTTCTTACGCCAAGCCCAGGCTTGTTGAGCTTTTTGTAGAGGGGTCGCCATAGCTAGTCACCTCCGTTCTTGTAGTACTTCTTCTGCACGGTCTTACCGATGGTCTGTGCGATCTCGTCGCTGCTGAGCGGGTTCTCCAACTTCTCGTTCAAGCTGGCGATCTTCATGTCAATGTCCGCCAGGCTGTAGCCCGAGTCGACCAGCATCAGGCCGTACTTCAGGAGCTGGTTGTTGCGGTTGCCCCCGACGGTGTTAAGCATGAACCAGCGCTCGACGCCGCTCATGTTCTGGTGGTTCAGGACGAGCTCCTTGCGCTCGTCGTTCTTGCTGGTGCGCGGGATGAAGAGCAGGGCGTCCAGCATCTCCCCGCTGTTGGTGTGGATCTCCGTGCCGTCGTAGGTCGCCCATTTGCGGGCGCGCTGCCCGGTGTCCGTATCGCACTCGAAGGGGAGCCAGTCGAAGATGTTCCGCATGAACTCCTTGTAGTCCGTCTCGTTCAGCTTGAGGACGTAGTTCATCGGCATGACCAGCCGGAAGCGATGCTCCTGCGGGGTATGGCGTTTGGTGGTGTGGATCACGTAGGTGTAGTCCTTGAGCAGGATCTTCACCGTATCTATCTTTACCCCGCCGTCGACATCCAGTACCAGCAGGTTGAAGCCGTTGACCATCTCCTCTTCCGCGCGCCGGCCGCTGATGGTGTGGTGACTGCACCAGTGGCGATCGGTCATTTTGAACAGCTCGGGGAGCTTGTCGAAGGGTGCCTGGACGTTCTCGTAACCGACTGCGAAGTCCTTGCTGTGGGACAGGTACATCTTATCCAGGCTGGTCGGCATGAGTGTTTCACCGGAGATGAATTCGATGTTGTTCTCGAACTTCCGCTTGATGATGACGGAATTCTTGTAGCCCCAGGCAATCGCCAGCTGCAGCAGATCCACCTTGAAAGCCTGGGATCCCTTGTAGAAGGGGAGGCTCTCGGTCAGATCGACATGGGTGGCTTCCCGGTTGATGCTGGCCAGGTACTTGGCCAGCTTCACGTAATTCTTGTCCTGGTTCATCATCTGCTTAAAAGCCTTGCCGGATTCTTCGCACATGGCGATGGCATGGTACAGGTTGTCCTCGGTGATCTCGCCGTGGCCGTCGATGAAGGCAAGGCCGCCTGCCAGCTTCAGTGCCTTGAAGTAGCGGTGGGCCAGTTCAGCTTTGAGCATCTCCTCGTGGTCGCCCAGCTTGTCGGCGATGTCCTCGCAATGGAGCTTGTACTCGATGAGCAGCAGGCTGACATCCTTGGATACCTGGATCTCCTTGCCGTAGTTGATCTCGGCGGCAAGTATGGCGAACCGGTTGGAGAGCGAGACGATCAGGGCTTCCGCATTGGAGCTGGTGAGCTTGTCGTAGACGTCGGCAGCGGTCAGATGCTTGTTCCTGCCGGTCCCCTTGGTGTAGCCGAAGAAGCAGCGTCGGCCGTAACCCGTCTGGATAAAGGTCCAGAACTCGTCTTCGGTTTTGGCGCCGTCGAACAGTTTCGACGGGGTGCCGAACAGCATCAGGTTGGTGGGGGTCTTACCCTCGATCTCCTCGGAGCGGACGTTCTCCTTGGTGTTCTTGGTCAGCTTCTGTTTGACCTTGCCCACGTCGAAGAGCTCCAGGAAAGTCCCCAGGACGTCGACGTTACCCAGCAGGTTGGAGCCGATCTCGTCGATCTCCAGGTTCATGGCGCCGATGCCTGCCATCAGGAGCTTGTGGCGCATCTGCTTGACCGCGGCAGTGGTACCCGAATCAAACGAGAAGGCCATTTTGCCCAGGCTTTCATACTCCTTCTGGACGTTGGCGTACATCTCGTCGAACTCGATCATCGGCGTGGTAAGGCTGGGATTCTGGTTGTGGATATTGGTTCGTTTTACCGCCAGTCCGCGGAGGTTCTTCTCGGCCAGCTGCGGCAGAGTCTCCTCAAAGAAGACCGTGCGGAACTTGCTGATGATGTGGTCCTCCAGGATATTGGTGCTGTGGCCCTTCGTTTGTGTTCAGGATGAGTCGTTAATTCATCCCCGTCATTTTATGACTGCTCCACATCTCTGTGGAGACCAGACTATATCTTAAAGTCTTGTTTTGCATTTAATGCATCCAGATTGGTCAAAGGTTTGAAGATAGGATTGTTCTCTTGTTACTTCATTTCCACAAGAACAGCGTACATTAAAGTATTTTTTAGTCCCCCGATATTCAGCAAAACTCAGAATTGTCCAGTTATTGATTTGTGACCCAATCAACTTTTCAATTATGCTGTCTGCTTTAATACCGGAGATACCTCTTGTACGCCCACCTTTAGATTGTGCTGCATGCAACCTGCCCTGTTTCTGGGCATGGACCATGTTACCTGAATGTGTTGTCCACTCAAGGTTGTCTACACAATTATTGGTTGGATCGTTATCTTTATGGTTCACTTGAGGCAACATTAATATATTGGGTATGAACGCTTGCCCTACTAACTGGTGTACCAAATACCGTTTAGTAGTGTGCCCTTTACACAATGTGACCCTATGGTAACCATTTTTGCCTACATCAGGTTTCAGCTGTTTTTCTGGATAGTATTGTTCTTTGCCATTCTTGTTGATAATAATCCTGGGCAAAGACTTAACATCACCGAGTTTATTCACCTGATATAAGCCTTCGTAACCTTTTATATCTTGATACATCAAACACCCCTTTACCTCAAATTTTGCCTAACTTAGCATAGCTTTTGGTAAAGGACAATACTTTATTCCCATTTCGGATCACTTGATCCTACGCCTTGCGGCTAGTCGTTGAACCTTCTCCTGTACGGAGCTTGGCTGCTGATTGTCCATAGCTATTAAATTGTCAGGGGTCGCCAACTCATTTCTGGTTGGTATCCTATTAATAGATTAACTGGAGATCCCAGCAATTAAAGAATTTTTCCTTATGCACTCACATGCATAGGCGGCTAGATAGTACCAACCGATGCCACTGATCCCCAGGTTTATCCCGTAGAAGTTGATGGGGATGTCTCCCCGGTCTTTCGTCTTGATATGGACGCGCATGGTTGCCGCCATCTTGCAGACGTAGTAACAGACCATCATTCGGAAGAACTGAGGCAGGGAGTTCTGTGTCTTTTCACACAAGAGCTCCACTATCTGTTCTGTCGTCGGATGGAAGGTCAGCTTGCTGAGATCCCTCATGATGCCTCTCCTTGGTGAATTGTTGGCGCTTGATGTCAAGCATTTCAGTGATCAGTAATCTAAAAGCGGCCTGCAGCCGTTCGGCAACTTCCTCGGCGTGGGCGTTCAAAGCATCAAGCGACGTCTGTTCTTCCGGTGTCAGGGTTTCTGAGTCGATGAAACGTGCCGTCAGATTGGTTTCCAGATGCAGGGACATGTCACACCGCCAGTAGGCCGTCAGCTATCAGCTGCTGGGCCTGTGAGCAGATGTTGATCGCCGCGCAGTAGTTGCAGGCTTTGGCCATCCCCGGGACGATGTCGATGCAACCGCTGCCCCCGTCCTTCAGGAGGCGGGTCTGAGCTTCGGCGAAGCTGTCGTAGTTCTTAGTGGAGCGATCCTTGGATGAGGGATCCCGGTAGTACTTGTACACCGCCGGATCCTGCCAGAGCTCCTCCCTGGTGCAAAGCGGCAGCTCCGCTTCGGTCTTGTTCACGTTGGCCCGGAGCACCCTGATCTGCCCGGAGATCCAGGCTTCGGTCTCCTTCAGGGACATCAGGGTGATGGGCACGCTCAGCATGCGGGCGGGAGGATAACCCTTCTTGCTCTCGATCGTGGCGCGCAGTTTCGACCAGTCGGTGAAGGTGTAGTTGATCAGCATCCGGTCGCTGGTGATGATGTGCGGATTGAGCCAGCGGTAGATCGATCCCTGGATCCGGTACTTCGCGTTGTTGGTCTGCTTCATGTAGGAGAAGACGCCGGTGGTCTTGTGGTCCTCCAGCTCGCCGTCGCCGACAAAGTCGAACTTGCCCCGGATGATGAAACCGTCCAGCTCCTTCTCGGCGCGCTGTTCCAGGTAGACCGGGATGGTGTCGGGCTCGAGCTCCTCCGGCTTCGGATTGACCTTGATCCTCTGGATCAGCTTGTCGGAGTAGCCCAGCTTTCTGAGGGCCGGGATGTACCGCTGGTTACTCCAGCAGCGCTCGATGCCGTCATGGATGGCGCTGCCGAAGCTGGAGGCGACCAGGGAACTGATGTCGATCGTCATGTCGCTGGTCTGTGCGCGCTTGGACAGGATGACCTGACGCGGCGGCTTCAGGAGACCGGTAGCCGATATGGCGTTGGGGCGTGGGTCGTAGTCGTAGTCGTCGGTGGCAAGGAACACCGCCATGGACAGGCCAATTTTCTGGTCGTTGGTCAGTTGCATAAGAAGATCCTTTATATTGAACTATTCATTTGTGCTCATTTGAACGCCGACAGCTCTCAACTCGGAGCGCAGCGTTTGCATTTCATCTGTGTCCATTATGACTTTACTCAAGGCACTCAAGTCACCACTTTCTTCAACTTCTTCAATAGCTTGGCACAAAACCACGTACTCATCCCACAGTCTCTGTAGCAGGTCAGACATTGTATTCTCCTTTTGGTGATAGAAAAACCACACCGGAGCACAGATGTGGGATTGTACGGCAATGGCCGGAGGCCATGGAACTAGTCTTTATGTGTTCAGGTTGAACAAGGGAAGAGGGCAATGCACACCCTCTTCCCCTTTTTACTACCGGGTCAACCTAGCACTTCTTGCCGCCCTTCATCGGCATGTCTTTCTTATCCATCGGCATGTCCTTCTTTACGCCTCCGGTCGGTTTTCCTTTCGGCAACTGAATCACCTCCCCTTTAGTCAGGATTCCTTAGAGATTATTCTTCCTCGCCCATTCGGCGATCAGGGCCGCGTCCCCGTCCTTCTTGAAGGTGATCCCGGGGAAGAGCCTCTGAGCGGTCATCAGGGAGAGCTCCTTGGTCTCGGAGGCAAAGGCCGCGGTCAGCTTCTTGTGGGCTTTCTTCTCCTCATCGGTTGCCCCCTTGCCCAGACGTGCCACAGCCTTCCGGTTGGGGAGCATGGGAGTCTGCCACTCCTTGGAGTCGACATAGATCATCCTGGCTCCCAGCGCCTCGATGATTCCTCGGGTTACCTCATCGCACCGTATTGCCGATACAGAGGCTTTCCAGCGCCCGGGGTTGATCATGGGTCGCTCCAGGATAATGGTGGCTTCCCTGGCATAAGGTTGGAGCAGGTCGGCCAGCTCCTTGACGATGACCCTGGTGACGTATTCCTTTTCCTTGGTGTAGTTCAGGGTCTTCTGGACCGGGGTGGGGACATAGTGCAGACAGGTACCGTGCTCATCGAGAACGCACACGCTCCCAGACACACCGTTGTCGATGCCGATAAAATACTTCAAGTTATACCCCTTGCAATTTTTTTACATTATTGATGCACTTGTTTAATTGGTCTTCAGTCATGTCTAACTCGTCAATTTTTTGGATTGTTTTTGCCACCTTTTCTTCGGGATAATCCAATAGAGAAAGTAGCAGACGGATATCCTCTCTCTGCTTATCGGTGATAGGCATATTACACTCCGCGTACGTTTTTGAGTTTGTCGATGTACTCATTGAGCTGCTGTTCGGTAAGGTCAATCCCGTGCAGCTCTTTGAGCTTCTTAAGGACGTCATCTGAACAGTAGGTGGTGTGGGCGAGGACGGATAGGAACTGCAGGCGTTGGGCTTCGGTGACGCTCATGGATCCTCCGGCAGCTTGCACAGTTCAATGATGTCATGGAGGCCCATGTCATTCTTCAGTGTAGTGGCTGTGGACCAGTCGGGGTAGTAGATGTCGAGATTCGCGCCCAGCTTGACGGTTGGGTGCTGCAGTTCTACCAGTTCGCACCATTTCATGCAAGCGATAAGATTGTCGTTGATCCATTTTGTTATCCCGGCCGTATTGCGCCAGAACACGTATATTGCATCGTGGATCTGGGCGCAGAGGAAGATGTCGTAGATGTACGGCGAGGCCCATACCCTCTCCCGGAATTCGTTGGCTGCCCGGGTGTTGAGGAGCCCGTACGACTGACCCAGCATATTGCCTGCTGTGCGTCCTTCGGCGGCCGCCTTGTAGTTGAGCTTGCCCGGGCCGTTCAGCTCGAGTAAAGGCGTCCTGAGGCGCAAGCCGAAGGCGCCCGTGACGTAGCCGTCGATGCATGCCTGCTGGAGCTTATCCGCTACCCACTGATCGGATACCTTGTAGAGCTCATGGTAGTTAGATTCGATGGCCAACGCCGCGGTCTTGTCCAGGCCCAGGTTGTTCATCAGGCCGTGGAAGGTGCCCTGGTAGGTGAGGAGGAAGGTGGGCGCCTTGGAGTCCTGACGCTGTTTCGGGTAGAGCTTCTTGATGCTGTTGATGATGTCTGGTCGCAATCCATCATCAATTTCTTCAATAATTTCATTACCGGCAAGTTGTAGCATAATTGTCCTTGGAACTAAGGTTGGGGCTGTAAATTTCTCCCGTGATTAGGATGGTATCCATACCGTATTTCTGCACTTTTTCTGGCATCGATAGCCTCCTGCTTATCACTAAAACGACCCAAGGGTATGGGCCTAGATTCATGCCAAATCATTGCTACCCATTTGTTACGAGTAACTGACCAAGATACACCTACAACCCCTGATTTATTATTTTTTTGAATAGTACAGTTGCGATTGTTGTCTGTCATGGAAGCATCAAACAGATTTCCCCATTTATTATTTAATCTGTTATGATCATCGTGGTCCACATATCTGGGCAATACTCCAGTTTTCATCAAGTAAATGGCTCGATGTGTTTTTAAAACTTTGCCTTTAAAACCGAAGTATCTGTATCCATCAGAACTGACATAGCCAGCTTCTTCTCCGATTTTACATTTACCTGATTGTTTTTTCCAGATGAGCTTTCCTGTTATTTCATCGTAATGAAAGTACTCATGTAACTCGGTGCTTGTCATAGTATTCTCCCATAGGGCGTTGATTACCGTCAGGGCATAGTACCATCGTATCCGCAGTAAGTATATGGGTTTTTCCATCAACAGTTACTTTAAATTTTCGACCACTGTTTACTGCTTGTTGTAAATCCGGCATGGTATCTTTAAAGTAACTATAGGCGCGGATGGAGTGGCCGTCGAAACCGTCGAGGTAGACCTTCATCTTGTTCGGATCCCTGGTGGTCAGGGCTGAGACCATATCCTCCAGGGAATTGAAATCAGCGCCGCCGAAGAGCCATCCGGCGATGCAGCCGAAGCAAGTTTTAATCAGCTCCCCCCAAGTGGATTTTGCAGGGATGTTGGTTAGGTTGGGGTTGGAACTGGACAGGCGTCCGGATACGGTCCCACCCAGGTTGAAGTTTCCATAGAGGCGCCAGCTGCTATCCGGCATCTGTACGGCCTTCTCGAAGGCAGGGATGAACGAAGTCAGGATCTTGTCCACTTGAGCCAAACCGATCAGGGATTCGATGATCTCCAGGATGTCCTGATTCTGGGTCTGGTGCAGCAGTTTCTCCAGGGTGTCCCCGCCGGTTGCCGGCTGACCGGTATCGGTGGTATCCAGGACCGGTAATCCCAGGTAGGTGTAGAGCAGGTTGGCTACCTGTTGGCCGCTGTTCGGGTTGAACTCCAGACGGGCCACCCTCGGGTCGTCCATGTCGAAGACTTTCTTCTTGGCGGCCGCGGTGAACTCGGCGCATTTCTGAGCCTTCACTTCCAACTGGAATTCCCGGATCAGTTGGGAGTTGTCGAGCTTGGCCTTGTACCCATCACTCAGCGTAGTCAGGGCTTGCTTGACTCTGGCCACCTCATCCGGGAAGATCGGCATGCCGGACAGCTCGGTCTGCAGCAGGGTGATCAGGGAAGGCTTGAACAGCTCCTCGTAGATCCCCATCTGGTTGCTGCTGATCATGCGCGTGTAGTACTTGTGGTAGACGTACCAGGTGCCCAGGGTGTCCTTGCCGTTGTACTCCAGCAGGCGGGGCAGCTCGATCTTGTCGGTATCCTCGATGTTCTCCTCGGCGTAATCGCCCAGGTAATCCGCGGCGAGCACCTTGAGTTTCAGGACGTTTTCCACAGCGTTGTTGGTGGCGAGGTACGTGATCAGCTTGGTGTCGTCGAAGTTCCTGGTCAGGATCTGGATCCCCTGGATCATACCCCGGTAGTCCTGGAGGTCGGTCATCCAGAGCTCATAAACCAGAACCTTGAAGTCGTAGCCGGCGTTGTGTGCGATCAGTCTGCCCCGGTAGTTCTCGAAGAAAACCTTGAGCATGTTCTTTACGTAGCTGCCGAACGATTGGGTGAAGACGGTGGTTACGTCTTCTGGAAAAGAGCCGCGGTCCACCGGGATCGAAATGAAGTTGTGCTGGTCCCAGGCGAAGGCAATGGTGGCGATCCCGCAGTTCCAGAATTCCAGACTGCGGCTCTCGATGTCGACCGTCAGCGCAGGCTTGGTGTGGAGAAATTCCAGGGCATCGGAGATCTCCGCCAGCGTCATCGGGTACCGGGCGGAATGGATGACGTTGGTTCCCGGGGCGACGTACGCTCCCGACAGGTGCTGCTTCAGATAGGCCAGAGCGGTGTCGACTTCTTTCGCGGTATGCGGGTTGTACTTGGCCGCGTTGTAGTTGGGCGCGTAGAAGACGTCGAAAGCGTCCTCGTACCCGGTGAGGCTGGATTTGACTGCGTATCCGATGTAGTTGGTGGCTGCCTTCTGCTTGCCGGTGAGGTACTTGAAGTACTTCGCGTCGGTCACCAGGATGGTGCCGATGCACAGCGACTTGACCGAATGGAGCAGCGTCTGGAGATGCTCCTTGGCCAGCGCTGCCTGGCATTTATCGTTGTCGTCGTACCAGAGGCTGTACGCTATGAACCCGGCCGGGTTGGCGCCGATCGGGTCGATGTAGGCCGACTTGATCTTTCCGCTGTTGAAGCTGGTTTCCTTGACGAGGATGGCGACCGATGCTGAAGCGGGGTCAGCCCCGTAAGTGGCGTGCTGCATAACTCACCTTCCCCATGTAATTTTTTGATCCTTGGCTTGTAAAGCCAGCTCATGCACCTGGTCAGTGGCGGCCTTGGCCCATCCCAGCATGTCATCCTTAGCGGGACCTTCCGAGTAATGGACAGCGTCTTCCTTTATTCTTCTGGCACTGCTTTCCAGGGTATTTACTACGGCCTTCATGATGTCATGTTGCTGGCCACCTGACAGGTGAGTCATATCAATGACGATCTGTTTCTGCATGGAAGCTCCCTTGATTATTTACGTTTTGATGCTTGCCAAGCTTCATCCAGAATCTCCTCCGTCGGGTTGAAGCTGTCGACGTTGTCCGCAGCCCAGAGAATGTACCCGGGATCTTCCTCGAGAACCTCCGTGATTGATTCGTGCTTATGCTTGCCGAAAGGGAAGACGTAATCGTAGTTATGCTTCAGTAGATCACCTATGGTCGTCATGTGCATCCTTTACGGGCTTTCCACCCATTCGCTGGTTTGCTGGCTCTAAGTCGCCAGGTACTTTGCCCGTCCCCTCAACGCAGTCTGCACCGCCTCGATCTCAATAATCTTCTGATGAGGGTCCTGTTGTTCCAGGTACGCCTTGCGGCTCCGCATGTCCCCGTGGGCTGTTATCGACATGCGAATTTTTATGGTAGCCACAGACTATTGCCACCTGTCTTAACCGACCGGGATTCGGGCAGGCTGGCTCAATGGTGTGCTGGCACTCTGCATTACGCGCGGGCTTGTGACCGCCGTCGGCTGCATTTCCTCCCGTGGTGTGGCATTCCAGGCCGGTGTTTTGGTCGCTGTCCTAACGAGTCCTTGGGCGACTCTTCCACGGGGCTAGTCAGAGGTTGTCCCCAGCGTGAAGGCTGTGCCAACTTGACCCCAAATTGGTGCCGGCTTCCCACCGGCTTGAGGATTCGCTGCTTTTAGTATGAAGGTGATCTGCATCCTTAATATTGCACCTTGAATTGCCAGTCTCTCCCGGCTGTCGCGCCACTTTAGCGTATAGCATCGGTTCCAGCACTCATGTCACCGAAAACGGGAGTTGCCGTCTCTCCGGCTGTCACCCCTCATACAGATCTTGGCGAGGTTACCGTGAGGCGAAGGTTACTCTTTGCCCAGGTTCTCGATCTGTCTCCGGCAGGACTCCAGGACGTCGTACGCCCTGTCCGGGCTGACCAGATCCACCAGGCCGATGGCCATGCGGAGTTTGTAGTCGAACTCATCCTGTTTTTTCTGCAGTTCAACGGCGCGTGTCGTCATCGAGTCGTGGACCAGTTGATTCAAGGTGGCCCCGAACGTTCCGTTGAATTCGTCGATTGCCTCGTTCAGCTTGTTTCGCAGGTCGACGAGCCCTTCTTCGAGGTTGTTGATCCGGGTGGCTGCCAGGATGAGCGATCTGTTGTTTGATTCCTGGATGATGGCCTTTGTCGTTTTCACCGGAAAGACCTGGTCGAGTTTAACCCGGTGCCGGTCGCTGAACACACCGACGTGCCGGTGAACGAATGTCCTCTGTTCCTCTGTGCAGGGCGCCATGTTACAGGGCCACCGACAGACCGCGAAACGCCTTCAGTTCCTTGGCGATCTCCAGGGATGTTTTGCGCGCCCGGGTGCCGGCTGCCTTGTTGCCGTTCAGCTGCTTGGCCGAATCCGTTTTGAACTCTTCCATCAGCTTGCTAATCTTTTCCAGATGCTGTTCCATACTTCCTCCTGTAGTTCTGCTTGGGTTGCCTCAAGATGAGGTTTTTGTGGAGCCAGAGACTCGACAATCGTTAACCGCTGGACGCCCGATTCTGACGAGGTCGACGGAGGGTATTTCCATGATGCCACGATTACCTTTGGTGTGGTCGTTGTTAAAGAGCAGCTTGAAGAGGTAGCCGATAACTGCCCCGAGTATCAGCGCATTCCAATTGTTCATGTGGTTTCCTGGTGGTCTGTGGTAATAGGCAAAACGCATAAAACAGTGCGACAGGCCCGTTTGCCACGGGTACGTTAAACCACACTGCCCATATGGGATGCAAGATTTTTCTTTCAGGAGTGTCGATTATCTGCTTTCCAGCAGCAGCTTGTTCATGAGCTGGTCACGCAGAATGGCGATGGTGTGGGCGTAATGTTCCTTGATGGCCTCGATGTTCCTGCGGGTGGTTTCGATGGGTTCCCAGTGGTGGGGTTGGGTACCGGAGATATCACCATCGATTATGGCGTATTCGGCAGCCAGGAACTCCCCTCTCAGATGGCCTACCAGAATAGCTGGCAGAAGCTCGTCCAGAACGATCCCATTGGCAGAGGCGCTGAGTACGGCGCGGAAGTAATTGGACACCTCGATGGTGCCGGCAGTGGTGGTGCGTCTTACGATCCCGTCATACGCCTCGTACAGCGAGTAATGCAGGGCAGGAGCCACCACGTTCACCAGGCGTACCGTCTCTCCGTTTCTGGTCGTGTTGGGGTAGATGGTACCGTTATAGGTGAAGTAGCTGGCGGTCACTCCCCGGAGCTTGGCGTTCTGGCCCGCCAGCTCCTGGTAGTCCTGATAGGCCACCTGGTTGATGTAGCGGAAGGCTTCGGTGGTGAGTACCCGGAGGGCCATTTCTTTCAGGGAATTTATTGATTCGGCCATTGGTCCCTCCGTTGGTTTTGGATCACGCCTTGGGTGTCAGAAGCTCGGGGTTCTCGTAGATGTTACCAACCACAGTAGACCAAACGTAGGCATCTACCATGTCTTGAATGTCGTCACCGAAGTCACAATAGAAACCGGCGTATTTGGGTTGCCATGTCACGGTACAGAAACTCTCATCGTCTGAAAGTACATCCCCCTCGTAAATCTCCTTGCTGTTCTTGTCGAGGATGCCGGTGAACTGCCGCCTAGCAACAAGAGTGTGCCCCTTGTATAAGACGCCTACGGTTAACTCTTCAACCTGCTGCAACGTTAGGACGCTTTCGGTGAGGCATCCCGTCTCGTTGTGTTGCTGGATATAGCTGAACTTGAGCTCTCTCACTTCTCTTCCCCCGTTTTGGTTTAGCGGCAGTACCGATCCGGCAGGTGTCCGTAGCAGACAACCTGCTTCGCCGCCCGGGTTATCCCGACGTACAAGAGCCGGGCCACATCGGTGGCGCTCCAGTTCCGGCCGATATCGGCCAGGTCCAGGAACACGGTGTCGTAGGTGCTCCCCTGTGATTTGTGGAGCGAGCTGGAGTAGACCGCCCTCAGGTCGAACCAGGTCTCCTTGATCTCGAAGTACTTCTTCCACTCCTTCTCAGTAGCCAATTTCTGCATCAAGGCTTTGGCCTGTTTAAAGTCGGTGGGCATGAAGCTGACGTAGGTGTGATCCAGTTCGATCATGCGCCCCTGGACACCGTAAACAGTGGTGTCCTGGGGGTTGATCCCGGTGATGGTCACCTCGGAATCGACCGATCGGCTGTAGCTGCTGTTGCCCTTGATGAACTCGTTGGTGACCACAACCTCGCCGGTTCTAAATCCGGCCGGTAATCCCAGGGCTTGCCGGATGTGGCTGTTGTACTCCTGCACCCGCTCGTTGGTCCAGGCCAGTACCCGGCTAGTCGACGGCTTCCAGTTCGGATCCTTGAAGGAGCTTTCGACCAGATGCTGGAAGGTGGGCCCGTCCACGTGGATCACGTCCTGCTTGTTGTACTGGATCGGCTGGAAGTTGCCGCTTTCAACGGTGCGCCTGAACTGGGTTCCGGTAGCCAGGATGTGCCCGCTATTCCGGACAATCTCGTCCAGGGACACCTTGGTGCATTGCAACGTGTCCATGGCGGAAAACTGCTGTCCGACCGGTGCCAGCTGGTACTTGTCGCCGATGTAGACGATCTTGGCTTTGGCCTGCTGCTTGAGGATCTCGCAGATGATCGAGTGCAGTTCCTCGCTGATGAAGGAGGCTTCGTCGATGAAGACCAGTGGGGCGATGTTGTCGAACGACGAGAATGCCTGGGCGCCACCGTTGGAGAAAGACAGGTTGGTTTTGCCTGTCTTGATGTCGTTGGTCACCTTCAGCCCCAGCAGCGAGTAGATCGTGCTGAGCTGGATGTCATCCCGGATGGCCAGCAGATCGGCCAGAAAATCGTCGATCACGTTGACCGCCTTGTTGGTGGTGGCGGTGATCTTGATGTCGAATTCCTTGACGTCCTTTTGCAGCAGCAGGCAGTACGCCTTGTACTTGGCGTAGAAAGTCTCCAGCAGGTGCTTGATCAGGAAGCTTTTGCCGGTACCCGCCGCACCCTGGACGACGAAGAAGTTCTCCTCACCCACCAGAAAATCCAGAAAGGCATTGGTGGCTTTTTGCTGATCTTGGGTCAGCGTTATGTTAGGTGGCATCGTCTTGAACTCCCAGTAGTTTGATCATCTTCTGTTCACGATACTCTTTTTGCGTGACGGTATGTATTACTACGTCCGGCTTGTCGTCCGTGAAGACAACCGTTGAACCGCCGGAATGCCGCTCGATCGGTTCCGCCTTTTCCAGGGCAGCCAGGAGCGCTACGCCGTCTTTGTAGGGGAGGATGATGTTGAAGTAGTAGCCGAGGCTGATCGTCATATAGGACACGACCACGTCGAGTTCCGAATTGGTAGGAGTTTTAGCCATGACCTACTCCCAGCAGGGTATCCATGCTGTCCCTCTGGTACTGCTCCCTGGTTATCACCGGATAGTGGGCGCCCATGGTACATGCGTAGTAGACGCTGTCGTCTTCGACATGCACCCCACCGGTCTTGTCGGCCTCTTTCAGAAAACCGACGGCGATGGGGTACTGCCCCTGTGCCAGTACGAGATAGCGCTTAAGATTGGTGAGGATCTGGGCGATGCCACTCGTGACTTCCCGGGCGTAGTCGACCTTTGTGGTGAAGGCTTTGACGATGTCTTTGCGCTCCTGCAGGATCTCTTGGTAGACCTTGTTGTTCTGGTTCCAGTCTTCCAGGCCGGCGGCTTGTTGAGCCACGGTGTCCTTGATCTTTGCGAACTCTGTCGCGGAATACGCCGGGGTGCTCTTGATGTCCGGCCGGTAGTAGTCGTTCTCGGGCATGGGTTCGAGGACCTGGACGCCGTTATCGGTGCGCGTTCTCCACAGCCCTTTTGCCGTCATGAGACGGATGATCTCTTCGGCGTCCTCGATTTTGAGGAAACCCCAGTTGCCTATTTTGTAAAGGACGGTGTCCGGCTTGCTGGCCGCCGTTTCCGGTTTCGGTCCCGGGTGGGGCGGCAGCAGACTGATCCCAGCATGGGCGCACTCCAGATCGATGGTCTGCAGGTACCTTTCCGAACCGATCGGAATAGCGAGGATCTCTTCGTGGGTGAGGTCGGCTAAGCGTTTAAGGGGTTCCATTTATGGCTCCGTTATTTTTTCAAGATGTTGTAGTGGATCACCCGGCCGTGGTCGCATTTCCAGGACGGATCATCGTGGATGATCCAGAGCAGGGGGATGCTGCTGTTCTTGGGTGACGTCTTGGTAAACTCGCCGTCGGTGAATACCAGGATCAGCGTCGGCCGGTGTTCGGCCACCCAGTCATGGACCGGCTGGATCCTCGTTCCCCCGCGCCCGACGAACTTCAGTTCCTTGAACGGGTTCTGGTCTTCCCGCAGCTCCTGGGTGCTTTTCAGCACCGTGTTGAAGTCGATGACCGTGATCTTCTTCGGGTGCATGGTCTGCTGGATTTCCGCGATTTTGGTGATGAAGACATTGAACTCCTCGTCCGACACGGAGCTGGAAGAGTCGACCGCAATGGCGATATGGGGCAGCGCTTCCGAATGGGCAACCGGCATGTAGTGGTCCGGCAGGAAGCGCTTGTTCGGGCGCCGGAACGAGTAGTCGTCGTTGGCGAAATCGGTCAGGTAGTTCTGCAGGATGATGTGCCAGGGAAGTGGCGGGTTCAGGGTATTGGCCAGCTCGATCTCGACCTCGCCAGGTATGCTCCCCGGAGGCTGCTTGGCCAGCTTTGCCTGGGTTGTCGCGCGCAGGATGATGGTGGTGACTTCGTCCTGTCCAACGGCCTGTCCCGGTGCAGCCTGCTCCGGGTAGCTGACGTCGGCCCCGTTCATGCCGCTACCGTTATCCGTGCATTGCTTGAGGATGTTGCACTTCTCGGTTTCCGACTTCTTGTAGATGATGTCGTACACCTGTTCCGTGTTCATGCCATCGTACTTGTGGTCGAGCAGGCCGCCCTTGGGCAGAGCGTACTTGGCCGTGTCCAGGAAGCCGTTGATGACGTAATCGGCGGCGATGTTGTACCACTTCGGATCCCGGTCACCGCGGCGGTGCATGTGATCCAGCGCCACATGGAGTACCTCGTGGGCCAAGAGGCCGATCCGCTCATTGGGTGTGAGGTCGGTGAAGAAGATCGGGTTCACCAGCAGGGATCTGCCATCCGTCGCCGCGGATGGTATCTCCTCGGTGATGAGCTGCTTCATGGAGAAGAGGATGGTGGTGTAATATACGGTATTTTTCTGCATCATCAGCGTGATCTTGGCTATCTTCAGGGCGTCTGCCGCATCCTGCAGTATGCACATACTGGCTCCTTTAGTGTTACAGTTTTTCAAACCTTCCCTTGGCGCCCCTCTTGACCGTCGGCTTTGGTTCCGACTTGAGCAACCGGTACTGGTCCTTTTCCCCTTTCCATGCCAGGTCAGCGTCCTTCCTATCCTGGTCGGTGATCTCTCCCCAGAACTCGTCCAGGGCGAGCTGCACCCGGGCGAAGAAGCGTTCCGTCGCCAGCAGGTACTCGTCCTTGACCCTTCCCTTGATGTGGCGGTCCACGGCCTTGATCTTGTAGAGGATATCCTTGACCTCGGCGTGCGGCATGGAACCCCTGTTGAAACGGGTCTCCAGATCGGTGAAGAGCGCGTCCCCCATGGCCAGTAGCGCCAGGGAACGGGAGTCTTGCTTACTTACCATAATTTCGATCTGCATTAAATCTATGCTCCTTCGGGACTGTGGTGGTTGATGAGCTCGTGGGCGTGGAGGGACAGGAGTCGGTCCTCCTCGGCATTGAGACGCGCCTGGTAGGCGTAGCGGGTTTCCCCGTTGATGTAGAAGAACCATTCGTCGGCCGTGTAGTTGACGCCGTCGTGATGCCGGCTGCCGCACCTGACGCAACAGAAATGCCTGACCCGTTCAGCATCTCCGGCGTCGCGATAGTAGCTGAACTTGCTCATCTGGGTTCCGCAGCATTCCATATCGTGATTCCTTTGTTGACTAGATTTTGGTAGTGATGAACGGCGCTTTAACTTTCTCGATCAGCGAGACGACGTCGGGCGAGTCGATCTGGGCGATGACCAGGGCGTTGAACACGCTCGAGTCACAGTATTGGGATGGCGCGCTCACTTCCGTTTGGGTTTTGCGGAGATACGGCAGGATTTCAGACAAACCGACTTTGCCCATATCTTTGTGGGCAGCATCCAAGTACGCCCGAAGGGTCTTGTTCATGGTTCTGATGGACCTCAAGGCGAGTTTCGCTGCAGGTGTGTTTTGTTCGTCCTGGATCATGTTTAACTCATTTTGCTTCTTTTTGGCAGCTTCCCGGAGTTCTTTGCAGATCTGGGTGGTCAGGGCGGTCAGTTCGGTTTTATTTAATTTCATCTTTGTTTTCCTTTATTGGGTTAGTGGTTTATTGTTTATCGCCTTGCTGCCTACGGGATTTCCTCGTTCAGGAATACAATCCCGTCGCCCAAAGGGCTCGGGGATTCCATTCCTTCACTCGAAAATACCTACGGCAGCCGGCTAATCGGGTTGGGCTTTGACCCATTCCAAGGCGGCCAGATGTTCCCGCTCTTCCTTTTCGTACCCGTCCAAAATGGCTTGGCAGGTTTCACCGCTCTCGCCATAAAGTTCCTGCATCTGTTCAGGGGTGCGACCACGAAACGCCGCCCTTGCTCTTGCACCATTGTCTCCTTTAGTGCATTCCAGAATGCAAATTGCTTTTTGTTTCGGCGTCATATCGATTCCTTTATGATTGGTTAGAAGATCTCGGATGCGACCGCGTGCGCCCAGTCACGGATGGCCGGAACCTGGAGCAGTTCCTTCTTGCGCTTCAGGGTTGCCCGGATCGAGGTGGTGCCGAACTCCAGCGGCAGGCGCTTGACGTACTTCATCAGGATGTCGGCGCTGGCCTCGTCGATGTAGGAGGCGACCATGTGGCTCACCGCGTAGAGCAGGGCCGGATCGTCGGGAACGGTGATCCCCGTGGGATCTCGCTTGATGTCGTTGATGCTGGGGAGCGAGGAGCAGTAGCTCAGGTAGGCGTTGAACTCATGGGCGATGCCGGCCGACAGGGTGCCGATAAGGATGTCCAGCATCCCGAGGGATACCTCCCTATCCTTGATCAGCTTGGAGGCGAATTCCCAGGTCCTGGGGCACGAGAAGGTGGTATCGTTGTGGTTGGGATCGAAGTTGTGCAGGTGTTCGGGACGACCCTCTATGTAGCTGACGATCCTGTGGTCGATGCCGTTACCGGTGGCCCACTCGATCCAGAGGCGCGCGTCGACGTCCAGCTCCAGGTGGATCAGGCGGGACTGCATGGCCGTGCTCATCCGGTTCACGATGGCGCCGTCGGTCACCTTGTTGCCGGCGCAGACGATGGCCACGTTCTTGTGCAGATGGTGGCTACCAACCTGCCGGTCCAGGACGAGCTTGTAGGCTGCAGCCTGGACCGCCAGCGGAGCCGAAGGGAACTCGTCCAGGAACAGCAGCCAGCCGTCGTAACCGTCCGGTGGGGTATCCAGACCCTGCAACGGGAAGTGCTCCGGCGGGGCGTAACCCATGCGGGATCCGTTATGGGTGGGGAAACCGCAGAGGTCGGTAGGGTCGCACTGGGACAGGCGGAGGTCGATCACCTTGAGCCTGAACTGCTTGGCTATGCCACGGATGATGTCGGATTTGCCGATGCCCGGGCTTCCCGCGATATAGGGAACCAGGCCGGCAGCGAGTATGGTGACTACTGATTCCTGTAAGTCTTTCGAGTTCATGGTATCTCCGAATTCCGAATTGGTTATTGATTTTATGAAACCCGCCGGAGGCGGCTATTCTCCAGGTTCGCATACCTGGCAGGTGTCGTGCCGCACCGCCTCTGCCAGCCGGAAATTGTTCAGGTTGACGTCGAAGAGACCCTGAGCACCCTTAGCCGGAACAGGCTTTTCAAACGCCCGCACTTTTTCCAGTTGCCATGCAAAGCGCCCAGGGCTGAAGTCTCCGAACGGATAATCGCCGCCGATCTGACTGAGCGACATGGTATCGGTGCGGACACAATCCACCAGTTGGACAACGCCAAGTGCTGCACCAAACGGAAGATCGTCAATCCCTATGAGCGCTTTGGGGATCAGTGTGTCACCGTGTAGAGGGGCGAGTCCCCTCTGAAAATCTTCCTTGAACAGCGGCCCAAAAAGGTAATCCTTCAGTTTGTACTTAGGAAGCCCACCTTTGGCAGCGTAGATCACGATAGGGCCGCGATACCGAGTTGCCCACGACCTGGTTTCAAACCTCTTGGCACCAGTGAAAATCAGAGATGCCCATGGTTGCCACAAGCTAAGCCCTTTCATCTTCCCCCTCCCCAAATATCCCCAGCCGCACAGGGCAGAGGATGGTTAATTGTCTTTGTGCTGCGGTCAGTTTTAACCATCAGTACACCTCGTAAAGGAGCTGCGCGATGAACTCCTTCATCGCCTTGTTGGACCACTCCTTCATCTTCAGGCGGGGCATGCGGATCAGGATGGCCGGATGGTCATACATCATGACGTGGACCAGGGTGCGCTTCCTGTTGACGAAGGCCGTCCAGTCTCGGCCCTTGGCGCAGTCCATCGATTTAGAGACCTGGTCGACCTGCAGGTTGTAATCCAGCTTCAGGCGGACTCGGCGTTTGATGGGTACCTCTTCTTCCACCGGGATGAGAACACCCTCTAGCTGCATGTTTTCGAGCTCTCTTTTTGTCCGGTCTGTCAAGCCTGCTGCATCGATTCTGTACAGCATCTGGGTCTTCTCCTTTCCTATTCTCCCGGGAAGCGCAGCAGCTTCATGTAGTCGGTATCCGCGGCAGTCACCACGTCGGTGGTCCCCTCGTACTGGGGTTTTCTGCCTTGCCGTCTTGCTTTCGCATATTCCGTAGCACACTGCTTATGCTGGTATACGAAACTTTTTTGCCCATTAAAACTTTCGGTCATGTTTTTAGTAAAATCGTACTTACCACACAACCTACATTTTCTTTTATTAGCGTTTCCGCAGTCTTTATACGCTTGCATTGACCGATGAATTTCGGTGTGTTCTGCCCGTGTTAGGGCCAGCAAGTTTTCTATTCTGTTGTCAGTTTTTATTTCATTTATGTGGTGGGATACTTCAGATGGTAATAACTGACGTCCAAGAAAATTCTCCAACACCATTACATGTTCGTATGTGTATGGGTTTTTTCTTCCAATTCTTTTGTCTGCAACTTTTATGTAACCGCCTGATTTTATTTTTCCACCACTCCATGAGGATGATTCTGCTCCGGCTAGAGTTGTTACTTTTGCGTGGTGATGCTGCACGAATCTACGATATTCACCCTTTTTAATACCTTCACTTGTTGTTGTTTTAGTAGCCATAGCAGTCGGCATTCCACAACCACATTCGCATAATTTCATATACTACTCCTTTTTCATATTTGTCATAGTATACACTGTCTACCAGCAACAACAACAACATTATTCTTCTGGTGGCCTTAATAGTTTATTCCAATCTGTATCCATTGCTGTACAGTCATCTCGTGCCCCTTGATAGATCGGCTGGAACAGCGAACCGTCTTCGTAGTAGTACTTGTAGCGGATCTCGACGAACTCCCCGATCTGCGGGATGGCGTAGTTGGCCGGTATGGTCACGTTGCCCACCGGCACCCAGACCTGCTTGGCCAGGTCGTAGCAGGCGAGTGCCACGCTTCTCTTGCCTTCAGTGATCCCGGTAACGATGGCCTGGGTGTGCTGCCAGAAGATCACCTTGAGCTGGTCGCCCAGGCGGTTCGGCCGTCCTTCGGTATGCGCCGCGTCCAGTCGCTTGAAGACGACCCCTTCCCCGCCGGCCGATTTCACCCTGTCCCAGAGTTCCTGCTTGGCTGCAGTCGAGGTCCACAGCGGTACCAGCTCAACGGAGTCGTTGCAGTAGGTTCGGTGAAATTCCAGCAGGTCGTTGTAACGCTGCAGATAGGGGTGGCTTTTGCGGGAAAAGCAGTTCAGATCCAGGAGGTCGAACGCGTAGAGCTTGCTGCCGATTATCTCACCGTCCAGCTGCAAGGAGAACAGCGCCGCGTTGAAGCTGACGGGCGTAGGGACGGTGAACCCGAGCTTGTTGGCTCCCCGCGGTTCCCGGTTCGTGGGATCGACCAGCACCGTATGGCGCCTGCCGTTCTTCTTCTCCTGGGCTCCCCAGGCGTCGTCGTCGAGGTAGGCCTGAGCCTCCTCCTCGGAGATCTCGTTCAATAGTTGGGGCAGGAAGCCGGAGGGGATCTTCTCCATGGCTTTCTTGCGGGTGTCCGTCATGACCCTGGTGTCGACCATCACATCGTCAACCATGATGGTCTTGACAGTGAAGTCGCCTGTGCCCGGGTCCACGGCAACCTGGTGCCCCCAGACGTTGCCGCTGATCCCGTTGGCTACCTGGTAACCCTTGGCCAGCTTCTCGTTGAATTTCTTGGTGAACTCCGCGGCGGCTTTGGCTGCAGTCGGGTGGTCCTGCTGGGACATGGCCAAGCCCGATCCGCGCCGGCCATAGGCCACATGCAGGGCGGTCCCGTTCTGCAGGAGATGGTATACCTTGTCGGATCCGCCGCCGGTGAAGTGGAGGTCGGCTGTCTGTTTTGTCATTGGTTACTCCTTTAGTAGTCGCAATGCCTGTTGTGGTAGCCGCCGAGTACCTCGATCATGTGCTCGTAGTGCGCCTCTTCCAGCCTCTCAATCAGCGCCCGGCACTCCGGGCAGAGGCAGTCCTTCTGCTCCGTGCAGGGGCCGTCCTGCTTCGCCTCGCAGTCGTTTTCACGTAAGGTCATGGCTATCCCCCTGTATCTCCACCTCCGGTTCCGGTTCCGGTTCCGGTACCGCGCAGATATGGGGCATCACCTTCACCGCGACATTCCCGAGTCCCCGGGAAAGCTGGGACATGATGCGCACCCCGCATTCGGCGCAGTAGACCTCCACGTCGATATCGAAGGATTGCCGGGGCTGGAAGTTATGGTTGAAGTTGATCAGGTAGGTCCCGTGCCGGTTGGCCTTGCAGAGGTCCACACCCTTCTGCGTCTCGTAGTGCTTGCCGCATTCGCATTTGGAAGTCATGTCGTTTCTCCTTAACTGCCCCAGGCATCAAGAGCTGCCTGCCGCTCCTTGGCCAGGAACGCCCTGGTTTCCTCGTCGAACATCTCCTCGATGTTGGCGTCCGGATCCAGTAGGGCAACCCAGTCTTCACCGACATAGTGAGTCGACCTGATGATGATGAGGATGCCGTCGGTACGCCTGATCGCCTCGAAGCTGGTGTTCTTGTGGTTGATCTTCTCGATCGGCAGCACGTAGGTGCCGTAGAATTTGCAGCCGTAATGACTGCGGGTATCGGGACTTCTTTCCGACCAGCCTCTGGTGCCGCCCATATGCCCGCACAGGCCGGCGTTGCCGCCCAGGAACTTGACGCCTTCCGGTTTGTCCTTCTGGTCGGTGGGGAGGAAGTAGGCGGCCGTGAACAGGTCGGAGAACTTCGACGCGTTGGGCATGAGGAGAGGCCGGTAGGTTTCCTTGCCGGCCTTGAAGGTATTGAAGGCAGCCTCGATCCAGCCGCCGATGTAGTTATCCAGATGGTTCAACCCGGCCAGCTGGATGAAGGTGGTGAAGTTGTCGGAAACCTTGAATGCATCGTTATGCTTCCTGAACAGGGCGTAGGCGTCTTCCGTCTTATGCAGTGCCATCCGGTGCCTCCTTGTCGTAGATGTTTCCCTTATCGTCGATGACTGCAGCCAGGTGGTAGGAGTCGGTCCATTGGGCGCAGCATTCGTCGCAGCTGCATTCCTGGTAAGCGTTGCCGTTATCGATCGTCACACTGTTACCCTGCACGGAATCGCTGCCGCAGATCGGGCAGGCGGACCCGTCACTTCTCAGATAGGCTTGCGCCTGTTCGTTGGTCATGCCACTCTCCTTATCGTTTACCCAATCGGTATTTGTCGCTATTCCCCTCGATCTGACAGAGCTTCCGTTCGGGCCTTGGCCACTGGTACTCACCTTCCAGCTCCCGGCGTTCCTCTTCCGACAAGACACGGCCCTGGTTGAAGGTGAATGGTTCAGGTCGCTGCAGAATCACCGGTTACCTCCCCTGGTTATGGTGACTTCCGAATCCTTGAAATAGGCAAGACAGCCCGGACTGTTGTGAAACGGCGGCTTCTCCAGGATGACCCCGTACCTGAACCATTCCTCACCTTTTCTGGTGTACCACCAGAAGGGGCTGAACTCGATCTCAACCGCCAGTCCCGGTCCCAGCTCGGTCGTGCAGGGCTGGTGTTCGATCGTGTAGCGGTACACCTCCATGCGTTCCAGCTGGCTCATAGTTTCTCCTTATTATTCGTTAGGCGCCGGCATCCAGCGCAGCGTCGTAAGCCTTGGCTTCACGGTCCATAGTCAGTGCAGACCTAACGGCGTCCAGTATCCGGCACAGGTAGGCGTATTCAGGGTTTTCAATGGTAGGCAAGCGGTACCACCACTCTTCCCCGAAGATTTCCACCATCGCTTTGCCGTGTACGTCATGGAGTGTTTCGACTCGTTCGACGCCTTCCAGATTCTCAGCCATTTCGAACAGCTCGCGCGCCTGCTCTTTGTCAATCCACCTTTTCTTGAACTCCTTGATGATCCACCTCTTCGCGTGCTTGACCAACTCTTCCAGATCATAAATGTGGTCGCTGATGCCCCGGTTGAAATTGTTGGCGAGATAGTCGTTGTTACAGGACAGCAGGAACCCACGGATGTCGTGGTCACCCATACCGCCCCAAGAGGCAACCCACGACTTGTCCCAGCAGGTGATCGTCGCTTTTCCGCACCTTGGCCCTAAGTCTTCAAGGAATACTGTGATGGTGTCCAGTCGCGGTACTTCGGTTATGGTCACTTTTGTGACGACTGCTTCTTCTACCTTCATGGTTTCTCCTTGGGTACCCGGAAGCGCAGGTGCCGGCGACTATCTGCATCGTGCATGACGGTCAGCTGGTGCTGGGCGACGTCCTTCAAGAACTGCTCTTCGGTGGGTTCCTGGCTCATATCGGCTCCTAGGGTATCTAAAGTTAAACTTTCGTGACTATCTGTCATATCACAGTTAGCTGTAGGAATTCACCCGAAATCGAGTGTTAGGTGTCATGTTGGAGGTATGCACTTTTCGTGATTTTTGAAAAGTTACCATGCATGTTTTGGGTATTTTTCACAGTGCCATTTTCAACCCGTAAAAATGCACAAAAGCAGCCGGAGGCTGCCCTGTATCGTGGAGGATAAAACAGCTAAGCGAAGTTAACTTTTAGGTAAACAAAAAACTGCCTACCCGGTTAGGGGTAGGCATGTGGTTATGAGAGGAAGTAGTCGGCTTCCATGATGTGGTCGCCCAGATCGTCGGACAGTTTGGCGTAGTTGTAGCGGCGGTCGTTCCTGAGCTCCCTGATGATCTGGACGCCGACGTTGCTGTCGGCCAGCTCCGCCAGGATGTCCCGGTAGACCTCCCGCATCTCGTTGGCGTAGTTGGGGTGGCACTTGAATGCATCGTGGATGGTGAGGACCGGGAAGCTTGGTCTGGTGAGGGTTTCCTGGATCAAGGAAAGGAGCTCTTCAAGGTAACCAACGGTGAACTGACTGATGTTCTCCGGGTTGACGATCTCGACACCGCGCAGGCTGAGGAAGCCGTGGTTCGCTGCGTTGATCTCGAAGGGGTGGGTGGGTTCGGTAACCCGGGAGGTGAGTTTCTGATACTGGATCAATGCGGCTACGTCCTCGAGGTGATCCCGGTCGTAGTTGCAGCGCCTGACGGTCTCCCTGACGAGGAAGCCGTCAACCGAGTGGGTGGCATTGGCGGCCACTGCCAAGCCGTACTCGGAGCCGATGTTCTCCTCGTAGACGTAGGTGAGGGTGGCGTGATCCAGCTCGTCGATCTCGATCTTGGACTTCATCTTCTGAAGCACCGGTACCTTCGCCTGATAGCCGTCAGGCAGAGTGTTGTGGTGGAAGAGGGCATTGGGCTGCCATGAGGCCAAGAGCTCCTGCATGAGGAAGCAGGCGCCCGGAGCGACCATTTCCTGAGCCTGATAGAAGGCGTAGAGCTCAGGGGACTCGTCTCCGAAGATCCGCTTGGGAGTAGCCACGCTCCCATAGTAGTGAGTCATCGTCGCGGATTTGGCGTCCGATCTCGGCACCACCACCTCGCTCGGCAAGAGCTCGTTCATGGCTGCCGTGCACTGGCCGTACATGTCCATGCGCTTCTTACCGGTGACCCCGGTGTTGGCGCTGGTCACCGGGCAGCCGGTGAGGATACCCAGTATCGAGATCCCCGAGGCGCAGGCGTCCAGCTCAACCAGAAAGCCAGAAGGTCTCCCGGCCAGAGCGTCCTCCAGAGCCAGCACACCGGCAAGGAACTGGGCGGGCTTCTCGGCCTGAGCCACCTTGGAACGCAGATCCTTGATCGAATCCACCCAAGCGATGCGCTGTCTGAAGCTCTTCTTGTCCAGCCCGTAGTTGTTGGCGATGTCGATCTTGATGTATTCAAGCGCTGAAAATTTCATCATGGGATACTCTCCTGTATTTTATGTGGAAGTTTGTGATTTAAGATGTATTGGTTTCTGTGAGTTACAGCGGCGTGTTCTGTAGGGAAGACACCAAGGTGTATGTTTTGAAATTTAACACAAATTCTTGCTCTCCACCTACCTTCACCAATACAATTAACACCCATAAAATTGAATTTAGTATTTAGCATTTTATTACGATTTGCTTGTTGAGCTGGTTTAGCAACCCAATGACAATTATCAGGTGAATACCCTAAATCATTATTTTGGCGGTCTAGTTCTAATGCTTCGTTAAAGCCATTTTGTCTAGCCCATTGAGCAAACACAGCATAGTCTTTCCACTCTGGGCATATGCTTATTCCTCTTGCACCATATCTACGATATGCTTTGGATTTAGGATTATTACATCGTTGATTCATTGATTTCCAGCGTTTGTATAGTATGGATAGCCCATGTTGGGGAGCTTCTCCGTGGATAGTTTGTTCTGTGAATTGCCCACAACCACATGTTTTAGCTCTACCTGATCTAACATTACCAAGTACCATTACTTTTGTTGAACCACACTCACACTGAAATAAGGCCAATCTACAGTTTTGTTTGAGGCGTGGAGCATCCTGTAAATAGGTCAATTTGTTGAACTTATCACCATGATTAATGTGGATAACTTTTGGCATATAGCCTCCTTTGAGCAATCGTGTCGTATGATATACTCTATGGGTGGCTATATGTCAAGAGTAGTTATCTGGTCATGGTCAGTCCTCCCGGACAGGTATATTTCTTGGTAATTTCTTCACGTATTGTGCGGTCCAGAGCTGGCCGTCGACGGAGCCGCAGGTGCCTAGACAGCCCGCGGGTCGCAGGATCCAGCCGGTGCGTAAGCGGGTGGCGTCAAGTTTCATGATTGATTCTCCTAGTTGATGTTCAGGATGATGTCCACAACCTCTTTGCAGTACCATGCCCGGTAGTCGTTCGTGTCCTCTCCGGTCCAGACGTAGTCACCAGTGAAGAAGGTTTCTCTTGCCTGTGCCTGGCACCAGTAGCCGGTTCCGTCTTTGGTTTTACCCAAGCCATTGCCGCATGTTTTTCCTCCGTGGTAATCCATTACCGCCCACAGTAGCGTTCTTCTGAAGGATCTTGCTATCTGATCGGGATATGGCTCCAGTGCGAATACTCCTCGCAGGGTGCTGGAGGCATGCTCCGGCGGCGGTCGGTTGATGGAGACGCGGGTGATCCCGGCTCTGGCCAGATCCTCCAGCAGGTTGAAGGTCTTGGTGATGGTTTCAGTGACCTGTGTCATAGCTTAGTTTCTCCTTACGGTGTCCACTACTTCAGCAAGCAGGTCTTCCAGAGACATACTTTGGCAATAGAAGTAGCCACCATCGAGGGCAGTGACTTCTGCGCAGTACAGGTTGGTTACAGCACATTGGTACAGTTTGATAGAGTCAACGTGGTCCATGAGATAAATCAGGTTCTCTGATATGTGAGCTGTCATAGCCGGATCACCTCCTTGTCGGCCAGCTGGACGATGGCCTTCTTGTAGCTGGATCCCTGATAGCCCACGCAGTAGCCAGAGGCGTAGCATCTCCCTCTGGTGTCATGGCTGTGGCTCAGGTGAAAGCGGTTACCCTGTTTCCTGATCAGCCCGTAGACGCTGCTGCTGTTCTCCACGAAGGCATTCCATGCCTGCTCCTGTTCGACGGTCTCGTGGGCGTTCTTGGTGGTCTCCGGCAGGGTGTCGATGACGCGCAGCTCGAGCGCCAGAGGTATCGCGTTCATTCTGTCGATATGCTCGTTGCAGACGTCGCCCTCATGCTGCTTCAGCCGGGAACCAAGGATCCTGCTGGTCACCGGTTCGGGTCTTTCGAAGAGCGGCATGTGCTGGATGAACCTCGGGATCTCCACCTCGAGCTCGTGGTCGGTCGTGATGACCATGTTGTTCTCCGAGGTCTTGGTGATGACGATCAGCTCGCACTGGTAAGCCAGGGCGATCATCTCGGCGGCCGTCTTGGCCCGATCCAGAGTACTGGCGCAGTTGACATGATTGGCGATGGCGCCGATCAGCGCCTGATAGGTGATGCCCGACGGATGCAGCAGGGCCATGGCGTAGATATGGTAGGCCACGTCGTAGAGCGCCTCCTCTTCCGGAGACCACTCCATGAGCCTGTCGTTCTTGGACTGGTAGCCGTGGAGCATGTTAACCCAGTGGAACAGCGTCTCGACGGTATCCAGCAGATCCTGAGGTACCGCATGGGAGTTGAAGTACTCCTTCAGCCATCTCACTTCGTTTTGCATGACTGTCTCCTTTGGTTACCAGCAGTAGTTGTGATTGCAGTACTTTCGCGGTGTATATGACTTGATGGGGGCGTTGAAGCGATCCTGATAATAACGGTCAATCGTCCACTTCTCGTAAGGCGTGGCACCGGCAGGATAGTGGTATGCGGGACCACAACCAGTCAGTACTGCAACAAGGAACAGCAGTGTGAGCAGTTTGTGCATGGTGTTCTCCTTGAGTTAGTTGAAAAACGGTAGCCACCCTAAACTGCTTGGATGGCTACCGGTGGAGGTTAGTTGAAGACCGGCTTCTGCACCAGCTTGATGGCGCTGATGTCCAGCTTCTCGGGCTGCTCGGCGTGGATGACGATGCGGAGTTCCGCGTTGACGATTGCGGTGCCACCGTTCTCCGTGGCGAGCTGGATCAGTGCCTTCTCCTGCAACGAGAGGTATTCGTTGTCGATCAGGCTGAAGCCGCGGTTGGACCTGAGGATCGGCTTGCCGTCGTCGCCGTTGATGCTCCAGTTGACGAAGGCTAAGACCTTGGCTTTCTCTTTGACGAGAGCGGGCTTGAGAGCGGGAGCGGAGGAAGATTGAGCGGATTTGAGATTGGGTTTTGCCATGATAGGACTCCTTTGATCGAATGTAATACCTGACGGTATCCACTTATGTAGAGAGGGTTTTGACTGTCCAAGTGTGTGCCTCTAAAAACGACAAAGCCCTCAATCAAGAGGGCTCTGAAGACGGACTGCTTTCAACCTCGTCAGGTCGCGCAACTTGATTTCAGTTCTTCATGGGAACCTCCGGTGACCACGTTATTGGCTAGTTGAAGTAACTGCCGGGTTTTGCTCCCGGTCTTTTACTGAAGTAGCCTTTGGAGCTCTTGGAGCTTTTGCCCTTGCTCTTGCCCTTGCTGAACGACTTGCCAGAGGAGGACTTGCTGTAGCTCTTGCCGGAAGACTTACCGGAAGAGTGGCCGCCATGATTACTGCTTTTGGCGAACGCGGGGGCAGACAGCACCAGGGACAGCATGAGACAGAGAACGAGAGCTTTCATTACAACCTCCAAGAGATAGATGATTATTTACCGTCTATGCGAGAAGGGTTTTAAGTGTGTGCCTGTGGACACCAGCCCCTTACGGAGCTGGCAGTACACCTCTTTCAAGTAGCGTATCTCGTCGTACCGGTGCATGGTCCGCCTGCTTTTCGGCGTTCCGAGCCAATCCTGCACGGCCCCGAGGGATAGAAGCAGGCGCCGTCGGGCGGTTCGTAACTGCACGTCACCATCATGGCGTTGATGCCGCAGCTGGTCATACCCGCTATCGTCGGTGCCAGAAGCACTTCGGCGCTGCCGGATCGCAGTTCAGGTTTCTCCTTCAAGATACTCTCTACCCAGCGCACACCGCTTTCCGTTTGCTCCGAAAGGATCGACGGTGCCCGCATCGGGAGGGAACGGACCTCGTATTCAAATTCAGAGGTTGCACCCACAAGGTGTGCACCGGCGCAGGTCGGGCAAATTCCATGACTCTCACCCACGGAACCGTTACCCTCTTTGTCTCCCATTGAAGTCTTGCACCAAGCACAGGTGACCGTCATCGTGGTCAACCGGAGTTCAGGACCGACCAGTTCGCGTACCCGGGCCAGAGCGTCGAAGAATGCCGCATCGCGCTGAGACGCCTCGTTGTAACGGCTGGAAGTCATATTGCAAAGTGCTGCAACGGTAACGGATAATGCCTGGTGCAGATTGTCGTAAGACATGTCGCCTCCATTCATTTCATTTCATTTTAAGTGTGGTCCAGGTATTTCTGCTCCTTGTCTGAAACCGTCCAGCCCAAGACGTCCTGGCGGGCTTGTCCCGCCGGGAGAGTTTTCTCCTCGAGAAAACTCCAGTCTTGGGTGGACAGCAGTATTCCTTTTCTTTGTTAGGTGTTTCCATTGTTATAACGCACAAAGTTATCCGCCTTGTTGATAAGGGTGAACTCTTTGTGGGTAAGCGATGTTACCAAGTACTTGATCAGGATCAATAGCAAGCTGATTATCATCTTATGTTCGTTCATTTAAGACTCCTTGTGGGTGGACAGCAGAATCAGCGCAGTTCCTTCAGCATCTCGTTAAGCTTGTCGAGGGTGGGCTGGACGAGCCGTTTGGACAGCGTGCTGAACCCAAGCTCTTTCTCGCAGATCGTAATCAGGACGCTGAGGTCCCCTTTGTCCAGGCGCGGCCTGTCTGGTCCTACCTGCTCAGTTTTGCAGTAAGGGCAGTCGAAGGTCTTGGGAGTGGAAGCATCAGTCCAGCTGCCCTGAAACCAGATACGCTCACCGCATTTCTTGCAGAGCATCGAACAGGTGCTGCTTTCTAGGGTGTACTTATTGTCGTCAAGGGTGTACCTATTGTCACCGAATCTCTCTATTGCCTGTGCTGTCGTCATTGGCGTTTTCATGATTTTCTCCTTGTGATGAAGGGTAAGGGTAACCCCTGCGGCTGAAGGCAGCCTACAGGGGCACCTGCTTCGTTAACTCTAGCCTCGGAATAAGCCGCGTATTAGTTGCCGCAGCCACTGCTGGCAGGTGAGTGTTGCTCCGAAGAGGAAGCGGTAGCACTCGATCCCCCGAGTCCCTGCCATGATGTTCTCGATCTTGGTGTTGCCTGCCAGTAGGTCACGTTGCATGGTGGATCTCCTTTAAGGGTATTGAAGCCAGTTGGCACAGGGAACGGTGGACTTGGCGCAGATGCTTTTCAGGTAGCAATTGGAGCAGGATTTGTCAGGCATGAGACTGCCTCCTATGACTTTACAGTAAATGAATGGTTACAGGCATAGCAAAGGTAGTCAGCCCACGACAATGTAGGATGATTGCCTTGGAACTTGACCTTGCTTTCATTACCACATTTTGGACACTTCATGGTTATCTCCTTTTGGAATGTAGGCAAGGCTGGATGTTACTCCAGCCCGGGATTTATTACCAGTAGGTGAGGGTGCCGACGACCTTCTTCAGGGTGATCTGGCACTTGTGACCTGCGAGAGTGCCCTGATAGATGTTCAGGGTAGGATGCTTGGTAAGGACATAGGAGCCTTTGGTGGTGACCAGCCTGACAGTGGCCTGATCGACGATGGATACGGAGATTTGGGATTTGTCGTCGGTGAACCTGACTACGTCCTTGGAGAGCTGGATTGCTTCGCCCAGAGCGTTAACGCCTGCGAGTTGGATCTTGGTCATAGTAGCCTCCTGAGAGTTATGAGAATAGGAAAAGGATTACTTAGGGCTTCTAGGGTAGTTGGCTTTGTTAACCCACTCCCCTGCAACATAATCCAAGACGCCCTCTTCGTAAATGAGCCTCTCTTCTTCTTCAGTGAGAGGACGGCCACAGCAATCGGTGGTGAGTGATCCTTCAGCACCATGGCAGATGGTGCAGAACTGGAGACCTCCACCGCAGATGTTGCAAGGATCTTCACCGCAATTGCAAGTAGCATACTTATGTTCCATGGTATTACCTCCGAGAGTAGGGAATAGTTAACTTCCAGATATGCGTAGAGGGTTTTAGGCATCTTTAGGGATACTATCTTCCTCTGACGATACTATCTGAGGTGTGGTGTTTGTGTGCCTTTGGCTGTGTGAACTTAGTTGTGTGGTTGGAGAACTAAACCCTACCCCGAAGGGTAGGGAGTTAGGTGCTATGCTTCTGCCAAGTTGGCGAGCATGGCCTGCTTCTGGGAGTTGATCATGATAGTTGAGATCTCATGAATCCCTTCTGCTCCGTCACGCAGGGTGAGGGTTGCGAACTCTACGGTCTCGCAGATGTTGTTGGCGGATCTGAACAGCGAGCCTACGAATGCGGGTAACAGCGATGTTTGTTTCTGTGCCATGGTGGTGCCTCCTGATCAGGGAAGATGGAGATGCCCTATTGCACTCCGCCCATGTGAGGAGGGTTTGGCCTTTGACTTTGAGAGGAGGCTGGAACTTTGGAGGGCAAAGTTTATTGACTCCCGGGGGGTGGTTTGAGGTGTTGACCTTGGGCCATACAGTACAACGTCAGTACCTAGATTATGTAAATTTGCCCAGGTTTCGTTATCCTCTTCTAACACAACACCTGTACCCAGATTATATAATTTTCCTATAGTTTCATTATCTTAGCCTAATGCTTACGTACCTAGATTACGCAAAAAAAAAAAAAAATGGTGAGGTTTGATTAGAAATTATTTTACTTTCCTGTAATTTAGTTCTTGTATATTTTCCTACAGGAAGTATACTCCCACTCCATGATCATCAACAACTATTTTGAAATAGCTGACTCATGCATAGAAAAGCTGACTCCACGTGATAAGGCTGAATACTTTCTGCTCGGCGCCGTCTTCAGTACCGTGGGATCTGAGGGTATCCAGTACGACATAATGACTTATGAAGGCACCACACGTATCCTGGCTGTGCGCAGCACCGGTCTATTAAAATGGTAGTCATAACAACCCCTACCAATCTATATTCAGCCGCCGAAAGCTATGTTAACGATTACGCCCTGGTGCAGCAGCTATTGTTGAAGCACGGTGCCACAACTCTGGTCAGGGCGCCACTCACGGCGGAGGATAAGGCCGAGTATTTCCTGCTGGGTGCCACCTTTACAACCGAAGTGATCCACGACCAGGAAAGGCAGCTCATGCTGTACAAGGACAGGCTTTACCTGCTGGAGCCTGAATACTGATCTTTCTTCGGACATCTATCTGGGAATCTCTCGGGTCTCCCTAACTACCAGTAGGAGAATCTTATGGAACGAATTGAAGATACCGGAATTATTGTCGCAGCCAGGTTAGCGTATGCAACACCATCAGAGTACAGACTCCGGCGTGGGTCTGATGGTGAGGTGGTACTGCAAGGCGCCTACCGGTGGGAGCAAGGATCGAGTGGCGGTTTTGAATGGCGGGACATCCCCACTATTGAAGAGGAATAAGGTGGACGGAGAGAAGCGTGGCCGGGGCGGACGAGCGGAGCGAGGATCGCCGGAAGGCCAAAGCTTCTCGACTGGTAGGTAGACAAATAAAGGAGAACATATTGGAATTGATATCTGCATCGTCTGGGCTGGCTGCGTTAGGTTTGTCTGTTGGTTTCTTTATGATTGGCTACCTTCTCGGAAGATGCCATGCATAACAAATCCAGCGTGCTTAGATTATATATATGGCGTTCAGTGGTCTGTTTTCCTCAATGGTTTCGCTGGGTTAGTATTTCACTTCTTGTAATTATTTTACAGGAAGTCTTTCTTCTTGTGCATAGACTACAGGAAGTGTATTGTGCGTGGCAAGAAGTCATTGTAGCTAAAGGTACAGGAAATTGTGGAAGCTACCGATGACCAATGACTAGTGGGTGGTGCAGGTGAAGCAGCAGTTCTGGTAGTCTCCGTGGCGGCGGCGCAGGACAACAAGGGGGATAAAACAATGGGACCAGCTCGTGAGAGAAGGCAGCAGGTGGCACTGACCGAAAACCGGTATCGAAGGAAGAGCGACATGATCGAAGCCGTGGCGAAACTGAAGACGTACTCCATGGGCGAGCAGGCGCTGATCATCGCCAAGGCCGGGGAGCTGATGGGAGGGAACAAGAGAATGGAGGCATCGGCGGCGATCTTCCGAGCGATCGAGAGTTGGACAGAGAGGCGCCAGAAAGTGCAGGGGGAGGGCGGTCATGGGCAGGCTGCTTAGAGAGGTGATGGCCGAGGGCTACCGCAACCCACCACCGGAGCTGATTCCCGAGCTCCTGTTACTGGGTGAGCTGGAGCATGTTCAGCTTTCCCTGGATAACGGCCAGGTTATCGAGATGGACATGATCAGGTACAAGGGGATGGATTACGCCATGAAGGTCATCGACGGCGGGGTCTGGTATGGGACCAGGACCGAGCTGTTGGGCAAGGGGTTTCAACAACCGATAAGGGAGGAGATGGAATGAAGAAATATGTGGGCGTGAAGTTGGTACTGGCAGAATTGATGAATCTCGGTGAGTACAACACACTTAGAGGCCAAGAGTTGCCGGCCGAGCAGGATCCGGCGACTGAGGGTTACCTGGTTGAGTATCTGGATATGGAAACAGCCCACCATCCGGAGTTCGCTCCTGGTTACATATCCTGGTGCCCGAAGGCCCAGTTCGAGAGAGCCAACCGTGCGATTGACGGTATGACCTTCGGCCATGCAATCGAGCTGGCGAAGACAGGACACAGGATCGCCCGGGCCGGCTGGAACGGGAAGGGGATGTTCGTGGTTTATCTTCCTGGTTACCTGGAAGGGATCCTGGCCAACGAGGTCACCCAGCAGGCGTTCGGGTATGTCGGCCCGGAACTGCATAAGGTGCGGCCGTATCTGGTCATGCGCTGTGCCGACGGCACGCACCAGATGTGGCTCGCTTCGCAGAGCGACATTCTCGAGGAGGATTGGGTAGTGGTGCAGTAGGCAAAAGAAAAGGGCTGGATGGCGGCCAGCCCTTCTCCACTTCGGAGGATACCACAAGCAAGGAGGGAACTTGTGATGGGGCTGTTATATTATGAATAACTTGATAAATCAAGATGTAATTAACATTGACTTAAAAAATAACGAGATACTCATAAGGAAGCGCAGCCACAGATCGATCCGCGCACCGTTCTCAGTAGTGAGTATGCTAACCAACAAGAAACAGAGAAGGCGGGTGATTCAAATGGATGTCTTTGATTTACTGGATAAAGTTAGCAAGGGCGCCTTCAGCGTGTTCAACAATTTGAAGTACAACCGGTCTGAGGAAGACAACGTCACCCAGTATGTCGGCGACGAGATGAACAAGACAGAGAGGGAGAGCCTGAGCAGGCGTCTGAAGGAGCTGAAGGATGTGGGTTTGATCAGGCGGGTTAAAAAAGAGTTGAAAAGTGGTGGCGGAAAAGTTTATACATTCAAAGACCCGCGGAACACATTCATCATCAACCCGGAGATGATCCGCTGTCAGGACCACGACGAGGCGGAACACCTATGGAACCAGTGCACCAAATAAGCGAGGCTATTAATGGCAATTACCGATCTTCGTGAAGTGAGGTGTGGCAAGGATCCCGCGGCCATCCTTGAGACTCTCGACCACATCAGGGAGCAGATACTCTCCGGTGAGGTTATCGGCATCATGGCGGTTCTCGACCATCCGGACGGAAAGTACACGACTGTCGGTTCAGGAAGTCCCGATTCCCGACAGACGGTAGGCGGGCTGTTCGAGCTTGCCATCCGACGTGCGGGGTTCGAGTACAGATGAGCAACCTAAAGGACAGACTCAATGAAAGCAGCGCATAACACGCCGATCACGATCGAGGAGTTCAAGGAAGCCCTGCCGGCGCACATACGCAAGACGGTCAACCAGGACGTGCTCGACACCATCAACGCGGGCATGTCGGATCCCGAAGTGCTGGCCGTCTACCGTGAGAACGTGATAGGCCTGACGACCGTGCTGCAGGAAGGGCGCTTCAAGATGAGCGACTACCTGAGCGCGGTGAAGTTCGTCAGCCACAAGCTCTTGGGGGACAACAACATCGTCGCCTGGTCCAAGACCTTCCCCGACCGGTACAACGCCATGCGTCAGAGGGGCAATTCCTCCAGCGAGATAGCTTCCGTCTGTTCCCGTTACGGCACCAGCAAGCTGGTGATACTGTTACTGGGTCAGACGATGATGCCGACGCACATCCTCAATGCCCCACTGTACCAGAAGGCGATCAATGTGCAGGCCGATCTGATGATGAACGCCAAGAGCGAGAAGGTAAGATCCGACGCCGCGGCAAATCTTTTGTTGACATTGAAACCGCCTGAGGTTAAGAAGGTGGAGTTGTCGATCGGACTGCAGGAAGATTCAGCCATTACTCAACTACGAGAGTCCACGATGGCACTAGTCAACCAGCAGCGTCAAATGATCGAACAGGGGGCATTGTCAGTGCGATCTATTGCCGAGAGTAAACTGATTACCATCGATGTGACGGATGCCTAAGCCTGTACTGGAAGGCACCACCTACCCCAAGAAGACAGTGATTGAGTGGTTGAACTCGGTTGATTACGGTAACGACCTCTTCTACGTTCCTGATGCATTCGCCCTCGAATTCCTAAACTTCATCAAGATGGTCAACGGTGATGCCGGGGAGGAACACACCTCTCCGGTTACCCACCTGCGCATGCTGGACAATGTCCATGGACCTGACCAGAAGATCCTGAACATGTGCAGTCGCGGTTTGGCGAAGACTACCCTGATGGGTGAATACCTGTTCCTCTACATCGCCGTCTATGGCGAGATCCCCGGTTTCGGCAAGGTGAACCTGGCGCTGTATGTCTCGGACAGCATCGAGAACGGCGTCAAGAATATGAGGAAGAACCTGGAGTTCCGCTGGGAGAACAGCGCCTTCCTGCAGAAGTACGTGCCCACGACGCGCTTCACCGATATCCGCTGGGAGTTCGTCAACGCCGACGGCCGGGTGTTCGTGGTGAAGGGGTACGGAGCCAAGGCACTGGCTCTGGACAGCAAACTGTTTACGATTAATGGCCTAACCACGATTGGGGAGTGTCGGGTGGGGGATCAGATTTTTGGAGCAGACGGAAAGCTCACGACTATCACCGCCAAGAGTGAAATGTTTCACAAGCCAATGTACCAGTTGAGTCTTGCTGATGGGCGTTCGATCCGGGCGTCAGAAGATCATCTAAACCCAGTCGTAATCAATACTAACCCAAACAACACTGTGCGCTGGGAAGAGAAAGTACTGACTACTTTGGAGCTGATGGAACAGCCACTACTCCATACCAAAAAGGGAAATCTGAAACATCGAGGCACCTCTAGCAAGAGCTTGGTATTCGTAAAAAACATTGAACCGCTACAGTACCCAGAGGCTAACCTTACTATTGACCCGTACACCTTGGGTGTTGTGATTGGGGATGGCCGGATTCGCAAGGATTGTGGGTCAGTGGAATTGACCGTGAGCTCTGACGAATTGGCCCACTACCATGCTCAAGTGCCCTACGAGTTCGGAAAAATTTACGTGGATCCAAGATCCAGTGCAGTCACTCAGAGTATCCGGGGATTGGGCAAGCGGCTTATGGTAATGAAGCTCAACGTACGTGGGGAGCAAAAATTCATCCCTCCCGAGTACTTCTTAGGTTCTATCGAACAGCGCCTAGCCTTGCTGCAGGGGCTGATGGACACGGATGGCACCGTCTTAGAGAACGGACGAATGAGTTTTACCAGTTCGTCGCGCCAATTGGTGAATGACCTGGCTTGCCTGGTACGTTCCTTGGGTGGCACTGCTGGTCCTATCTGCAAGCACTCTAGCGCGGAGGCATACCGGGTTGAGAGTTGGATGCAACTTAACCCATTTCGCCTAGCCCGAAAGGCTGCCCGATTTGTGGCAAAAATTAAGCATGTGGCTGTGGTGTCAATCGATCGAATTGCTGATGAACCCAGCCAGTGTATCGCGGTGAATAATGACGAGCATCAGTTTGTCACCGAATGCTATTTTCGTACTCACAATACCGGAGTCCGCGGTGCCAAGGAAATGGGTGTCCGGCCGCAGCTTGCGGTCCTGGACGACCTGATCTCCGATGAGGATGCCCGGTCGGAGACCGTCATCAAGTCGATCGAGAACACCGTCAACAAGGCGGTCAACTTCGCTCTGCACCCCACCCACTCGAAGATCCTCTGGTCGGGCACACCCTTCAACGCGCGGGATCCCTTGTACAAGGCGGTGGAGTCCGGTGCCTGGAAGGTCAACGTCTTTCCGGTCTGCAACCAGTTCCCCTGTTCGCCGGCCGACTTCCGCGGCGCCTGGGAGAGTCGCTTCCCTTATAGCTACGTGAAGCAGCAGTACGACTTCGCGCTGGCACAGGGGAAGATCGCCGACTTCAACCAGGAGCTGATGCTTAGGATCATGAGTGAGGAGGACCGGCTGATCCTGGACGGGGACATCCTCTGGTACAACCGCTCCAACCTGCTCGCCAACAAATCCAAATTCAACTACTACATCACCACCGACTTCGCCACCAGCGAGAAGCAATCGGCTGACTACTCGGTCATCGCGGTATGGGCACTGAACAGCAAAGGTTTTTGGTTCCTGGTGGACGGGATCTGCAAGCGGCAGACGATGGACAAGAACATAGAGTCCCTGTTCATGTTCGCCCAGATCTACAGCCCGCAGCAGGTGGGCATCGAGATAAGCGGCCAGCAGGGCGGCTTCATCCCCTGGATCCAATCGCAGATGCTGGATCGGAACTGCTACTTCACGATGGCCAGCGACGGCAACAGCAACGCCCCGGGGATCAATCCCAATACAAACAAGATGGTGCGGTTTAACATAGTCGTGCCCTGGTTTAAGTCACACATAATGTTCTTCCCGAATGAGCTGAAGGACACTCCGTTCATCCAGGAGTACCTCGCTGAACTTCAGCTGGTTTCTCCTGCCGGATTCAAATCCAAAAATGATGATTGTCTTGACACAATCTCCATGCTATCTTCCCTCAAAGTTTGGCGACCGTCTGAAGCGGCGGAAATGATCCGGCGTAAAGACGATATGTGGGACATTGAGCAAGAAAGTATTGACGACTGCGCATTAAGCTCGTATGTTGTGTGAAAGTTGAGTCAGTTCTTACAAGGGGCATCCAATGCTAAAGCTTAAAGATCTGTTTACATTGCTTGCCGCCGGGGATCTTTCCAATGTCTCGCTGGGCAGAGACAGTTATGGCGAGATCAATGAGACTGAATACCCGAAAGTGATCGGGGCCATCAATCTCGGGTTGGTGGAGCTATGCAAACGCTTCAGGCTGTTGGAGAACGAGCTGCTGCTCCATGTCACTCCCGCCACCTCGCTCTACTACTTACGGGACGCTAACGTCGTAGGACTGGTGCCGAGTCCCACCAGGTACATCGAACTGCTGAGCGGCCAGAGCAGCGTGAACATCATCGAGGTCACCGGGGTATTCGATTCCGCCGGTAACGAGATCATAATCAACAACCGGCACACCACGCCAAGTATTGTTCAGGCGGCGACGGATACCTTACGGTTTAGCGGACTGACTGCCGCAACCACGTATAACGTCGTCTACCAGGCGCACCCGGACAAGATTGATTTAAACACCGCCTACAGCTCGGAGACCTGCATACTTCCGGTACCCGATGCGGTGATCGAACCGTTAATGTTTTACGTAGCTCACCGCATATACAAGCCGGGCGGAGTTAACAACTCTGCAGCCAATGCCGACAAAAGCGCCGGTTACCAGCAGCAGTACGAACTCTCGTGCCAGAAGATCGAGCTGCTTGGTTTAGGCATACAAAACTGCGACAGTGAGGATACATTTGCCGCGAAAGGGTGGGTCTAGTCTATGGGCATGACGGAAACTGTTGATCCGGCTGGCGTCGAAATCGCTCCAATGACCAATTGGAAAAACGAGCCCAAGGTCTCTGATCTGAAACAGAACCTGGACGACGCCGAGATCGACCATAGCGGCCATAGAGCTAATGTCACCCGCTGGCTGAACAGTCGGGCTGCGGTGCGGGCGAAGGTTGAGGGGCGTTCCAACGTGGCGCCTAAGCTGATTCGCAAGCAGGCCGAGTGGCGCTACTCCTCGCTGTCGGATCCGTTCCTGAGCACGCCGGATATCTTCAACGTCTATCCGGTCACGGCCGGCGACATCAACCGGGCGAGACAGAACGAGCTGGTGCTGAACCAGCAGTTCAATACCAAACTGGATAAAGTGAAGTTCATCGACGACTATGTCAGAGAGGCTGTGGACATCGGCACGGTCATCGTCAAGCTCGGCTGGGTGACTGAAGAAGAGGAACGCACCGAGACTAAATCGAGTTACCGGTACCTGCCGGATAACACCGGCAAGCTGGCTGAATACTACATGCAGCTGATGCAGATGCGTGTGGAGGATCCGGAAGGCTACGCTGACCACAGCACGCCGGGCATCGATCACGCCCTGGAATTGTTTCAGCAGAGTGGTGTTGCCATGTTTGCCAAAGAGACAGGCAAGGTCACCGTCACCAAGATGGTCGAGACCAAGAACCAGCCGGTAGTCGAGATCCCACTAAGCGAGAACATCATCATCGATCCCTCCTGCGGCGGTGACATCAGCAAGGCTCTCTTTGTCGGTGAGAAGTTCCGTTCCTCGCTGTCGGCATTGAAGCGCGACGGCAAGTACAAGAACCTGGACAAGATAAACGTCAAAGCCCTGCCGAGCACGATAGCCGAAGAAGCGACCACGACACCCCAGGCAGATCAGTCCACCTTCAGCTTCAAGGACAGCCCGCGCAAGCAATTCACCGTCCACACCTATTGGGGCGAGTGGGATATCAACGGCGACGGTACGACCCGGCAGATCGTCTGTTCCTGGGTAGGGGACGTCTGTATCCGGAAAGAATTGAATCCCTTTCCCGACCAGCTGCCGCCGTTCGTGAAGGCGGTCTACATGCCGGTACGGGCGTCCGTCTACGGTGAGCCTGACGGTGAGCTCCTGAAGGATAACCAGGACATCATCGGCGCGGTCACCCGCGGTGCGATCGATTTGATGGCCAAGTCGGCCAACAGTCAGACGGGCATGCGCAAGGACATGCTGGACGTAACCAACAAGCGCCTGTACAAGAAGGGCGCCGACTACGAGTTCAACGCCAGTGTGGATCCCGCACACGGCGTCTACCAGCACAAGTTTCCGGAGATCCCCCGGTCGGTCTTCGACATGCTCGGTGTCCAGAACAACGAGGCGGAGAGCCTGACAGGTGTCAAGGCGTACTCCTCTGGCATCAACTCCGGGGCGCTCGGTGATGGCGCGCGCAACGCCGGCCGGGTGCTGGATGCCGCGGCCCGGAGAGAGCTCGGGATTCTGCGACGCCTGGCTCAGGGCATCCTGGCCGTCGGCCGGAAGATCATCGCCATGAATGCCGAGTTCCTGTCCGAAGAAGAGGTGGTCAGGATCACCGACCGGAAGTTCATCCAGGTACGCCGGGACGACCTGGCCGGCAACTTCGATCTGCGCCTGGTCATCTCGACCGCGGAAGAGGATGCGGCCAAGGCTGAAGAGCTGGCCTTCATGCTGCAGACCGCCGGACCGAACATGGACCTGGAATTCTCCAAGATGATCTGGGCCGACATCGCCCGCCTGCGCAAGATGCCCGGGCTGGCCGACCGGATCGAGAAGTTCCAGCCGCAACCCGATCCGCTTGCCAAGGCCAAGGCCGAGATGGAGGTTGCGCTGCTCCAGGCCCAGATCGCCAAGGAAGAGGCGCTGGCGCAGAAGCACCTGGCGGAAGCTCAGGCAGCAGGCGGCCGAGGACTCAGGGATGCCACCCAGGCGGACCTCAACCAGGCCAAGGCAGGGGAGGCATCGGCTAAGGGTGAGCTGCACCGCTCAGAGGCGGACAAGGGCAACCTGGACTACATGCAGACGGCCGACGGCACGAAGCACATGCGCGAGCTGGAGAAGCAGGACCAGAAGGACGGCAACGCTCTGGCGATCGCGGTTGCCAAAGAGAAGGCCAAGCCGGTCAAGCCGGTAGTCAGTAAGAAGTAACAAGCGCTCAGCGCATACTATAACTCTAGCCCGACAACGGGGCAGAGGACACAAGGAGATTCACCATGAGCACTGCAGAGGACCTGAACAGCATCGAAATAAGCATCGCCCAGGCGAGGGTATCCATCGCCCGCAAGGACCAGCTGGTTCGCCTGCAGGGTAACCCGGACTTCGTGGCCCTGATCGAGAAAGGCTTCATGGAGTCGCACGCAGTCAGGCAGGTCATGCTGAAGGCACATCCGTCCCTGCAGAGCGAGGCCCAGCAGAAGCTCCTGGATCAGCAGATCACCGCGATCGGCGGTTTCAAACAGTTCCTGATCGGCGTGTACACCGAAGGGATGAACGCGGCTGCCGCACTGGCCGCCGACGAGCAGACCCGTGAAGACCTGCTCGCGGAGGGACTCGCCGATGAGTAATCCCGCCGACGTACTGAACATGTCCGACGAGGAGTTCATGAAGCAGGATCCGTCCTCCTTCGAGATTGCGCCGGCCGACACCACAACCGAAGCTGCCGAGGAAGACTCCGGTGATGAGGAGGCGTCAGCCGACGACAATCACCGGGAGGCTGACGAAGGCGCAGATACAAAAACAGCAACCCCCGCAGTTGACGCAGCTGCAGCTACAGTTGCAGACGCCACGCCCGCCGGTGCAGACGCAGGAAGCAAAGTCGGTCCTTCCGGTGAGAAGGGTCATGCCGACGAACCCGGCGCTGCTGCCGCGGAGACAAAGCCTGCTGCCGCAACCGGTATGACCGATGAGCAGTATGTCGAGATCGGCAAGCAGATCATGACCGAGTTCAAGGCCAACGGCACGAGCATCAAGGTGAAGAGCGTCGAGGATGCCATCCAGCTGATGCAGATGGGCGCCAACTATCACAAGAAGATGTCCGGTCTGAAGCCTTCGCTGAAGACGCTGAAGCTCCTGGAAAACAACGGCCTGATGGATCCGGAGAAACTCAACTACCTGATCGATCTCAGCCAGAAGAAGCCGGAGGCGATTGCCCAGTTACTGAAAGACAGCAAGATCGATCCGATGAACATCGACTTGGCTGACACGAAAGAATACGTTCCGCAACAGCGATCCGTAAGCGACACAGAGCTTCTATTGGATGAGGTACTGGAAAGCATTAGCCATTCCACCCACTACAATAAAACTCTCACTGTCCTGGGTGATGAGTGGGACGCGGAGAGCCGTAACCTGCTGGCGGCGAATCCGGTTGTAATCCGGACAATCAACGCCCACATGGAGAACGGCATCTACGACCAGGTAGCACGGGCGGTTGCCTATGAGCGAAGTCTGGGTAAATTGGCCGGGGTGAGCGACTACGAAGCGTACCAACAGGTCGGTTCGCACATGCACGAAAACGGACTCTTCGTTTCTGCCGCTGTGCAGCCGGATAAGGGCGCGACCAAGCCGACAGCACCTGCCGACACCCAAGCAAGCAACGCAGCCGCAATCGAGGCCGCCGCTCGAGCAGAACGCAAAAGAGCGGCAAGTCCTTCTCGTACCGGTAAGGCGGTGGACGACAGCAAGACGACGTACAATCCGCTCACCATGTCCGATGAAGATTTCGTTAAACTCAACAACCTGCGCATCTAAGCGCCAAAAAGGATAACCATGCAAACTTACAATAATCCCGCAGGAGGGGTCGAGTCGGATATCGGTACCCAGATCCGTACCGACAATTTCATCAAGACCGCGCTGATCGAGGTCAAGAAAGAAGTCTTCTTCGGCGCGCTGGCCGACGTCACCGCCATGCCGAAGAACATGGGCAAGAAGATCAAGCGCTACCAGTACGTTCCTCTCTTGGACGACGCGAACATCAACGACCAGGGCATCGACGCCAACGGCCTGGTCGCCAACAAGGAAGTCACCATCGTCGTGAGGATGGCCGACGGTTCCATCCCGAACATCCAGAACTCCCACGGCGTCCCGATCGGCAACAAGGTCTACTTCGTCGGCTCCGGAGCCAATGCTGCGGCCGCTGAAGACGCCGCCATCCTGTCGGTGATCACCTGGATGCAGCAGCTGGTGGTTGCAGGCGGTCTCGGTCTGACTCTGGTTGGCGCTACCGACGACCTCAAATTCGCAAACGGCGTCAACTCCGTGGACGGCCAGGCATACGCCAAAGGCTTCCGCTTCTCCCAGCCTGACGGCACCGCCATTCAGGCAGCTGCCGGCGCTCTGGAAGCACAGGCTGTCATGTCTGCCGGTAACCTGTACGGCTCCAGCAAGGACGTCGGAACCATCGCCGGCAAGATGCCGGTCCTCTCCGAGACGGGCGGCCGGGTCAACAGGGTTGGCTTCACCCGCGTCGAGCTGGAGGGCACCCTGGAGAAGTACGGTTTCTTCGAGGAGTACACCCAGGAATCCCTGGACTTCGATTCCGACGCGGAACTCGAGATGCACATCAACCGGGAGATGGTGTTCGGCGCGAACGAGATCACCGAAGACCTCCTGCAGATCGACCTGCTCAACTCGGCCGGTGTCGTCTTCTACGCAGGCATCGCCACGGCGAACTCCGGGATCACCGGTGTCGCTGCCGACACGGTGAGTGAAGTCGCCTACGGTGACCTCTCCCGCCTGTCCGTCGAGCTGGACAACAACCGCTGCCCGAAGACCACCAAGATCATCTCCGGTTCCCGGATGGTCGACACCCGCGTCATCCGCGGTGGCAGGGTGATGTACATCGGTTCGGAGCTGACCGAGACTGTCGAGCGCATGGTCGACTACTTCAGCAACCAGGCATTCGTCGGTGTTCAGCACTACGCCGATGCCGGCACGATCATCAACGGCGAGATCGGTACCGTCGGTCCCTTCCGGATCGTGGTTGTTCCGGAGATGATGCACTGGGCCGGGGCCGGTGCGGCTGAAGGCGTCAACGCCGGCTACCGCGCAACCGGTGGCAACTACGACATCTTCCCGATGCTCGTGGTAGGCGACGGCTCCTTCACCACCATCGGTTTCCAGACCAGTGGCAACTCGGTCAAGTTCAACATCAAGCATTCCAAACCCGGCTCCCCGGAGTCGTATGCCAGCGACCCCTACGGCGAGACCGGCTTCATGTCGATCAAGTGGTACTATGGATTCATGGCGTTGCGTCCCGAGCGCATCGCCCTTATCAAGACTGTCGCCCGCATCTAGTCCACAGTCATCATCCGGTAGCCCCCTGATGCTAGGGGGCTACTTTGTTATGCAAAGGAGAAGTCATGCACTACAGAAACGGACGTGAAGCGAAGAACGGTGACAAGATCGTGAAGCTGGAAGCGGGAAAGGTTGTTTCTTTCGGCGTGCTGCACAGCGCGACCCCCGGCAACGACTACTGCAACGGCCACATTGCGGTCGTGCAACCGGCAAATGACTACGCCTGCATGTGCGACTGCCTCCACGTTGATGACGTGGCGGAGCTTCTGGCAGTTCAGGGTTTGGACAAACGCCCCGAGGGGAAGTAATAGAAACAGTTGCTTAATCATTCAATAGCAGGTATCTTCCGGGTAACTACAACAGTCGTCCGACACTCATAAGGACAAGGAGAATGCAATGAGCTTGCAAGATGAACTCAGTCAGGAAACCGAAGGCAAAGATGAAAGCCCTGGTGCAGCGGAACCGATGGATGAGATGTCCCTGCTGAAGCAGCGCGCCGACATGATGGGCATCAAGTACAGCCCGAACATCGGCATTGACAAACTCAAAGCCAAGATCGAAGAAAAGAAGTCAGCGCCGGTTGCCACCACGGATCCCAGCCAGATGGCCGAAGAGCTGGAAACCATCAACGCCGCGGCCGAGGTAGCTGGCGGCGACGTGTTCACCCCGGGGCTCAGGGAAACGCCGGCCCAGCTGAACATGAAGCGGCGCCAGCAGGCGCTGCGTCTGGTCCGCATCCGGGTGACCAACATGAACCCGCTGAAGGGCAACCTCAAGGGCGAGATCTTCTCGGTCGGCAACTCGCAGATCGGTTTCATCAAGAAGTTCGTGCCGTACAATGCCGAAGCCGGCTGGCATGTGCCGCAGATCATCCTGACCCACATGCAGGAAAAGAAGTACATGACCCACTTCGAGGTCAAGGTCGGCAACAAGAAGATCAAAAAGCACCGCCTGGTTCCGGAACTGGCAATCGAGATCCTGCCGCCGCTGACCGCGGCTGAACTGCAGGAGCTCAAACAGCGTCAGCTCATGGCGTCGGGCGGCCAGTAACAATTAACTTTCAGGAGAGCTGATAATGTCATTGCGTTTGCAGGCAGTGGATTTAAGTCTTGCAGGATGGACACCGACAACGCTTCAGGCGGACAATGCCGCGGGCAATGTGGATGAGATGGTTAAAAGTCTCGGCACGCCGCTGACCAGTCTGACGTCTGAAACGCTGAGCGGCACCGGTGCATTCGACGTGCTGATGCGTACTACCAAGCTGCATCTTAAAGCCGAGTATGACGCTCAGCGCATTACCGGTGCCGAATACGCTACGGTCTACCTGGGAGCCTTGACCGCTGTACTGCAAACGTCCATCCAGTTCCTGCTCAACGAGCAGCAGGCGTACAGGCTGGCCGCCGAGATCGGTTTGATCCGCCAGCAGACGGTAACTGAACTAACCAACACGGAGGATAACATCCCGGTCGGGCTTGGATTCAACCACGTCCCGGTCAGTCCTGTTACCATCCCCCCTGTGAGCCAAGGATAACCCATGTCTATCGAGCCAGGAACCACATCGTTATGTTATGACCCCTTAGCGCCGTACACTGCCCCTGTAGGGCGTCTGCCTGTGCTGGGTAAGGTAAGGGCCGAGATTGACCAGATACGGGCTGCAATCGCCAACGACACGGCCAGAACAGCCAACGAGGTGCTCAAGATCGCTGCCGAAGTTGCAGCCCTTGAAGTCGAAAAAGACAAGGTTGCCGCGGAGGTTTTGAGAATCGGCGCGGAGAAGCTGAGGATTGACGCCGAGATTCTGGCTCTCGGAGTGGAACGGGAAAAACTCCTGGTGGAGAAAGACAGGATCTCGGCTGAGATCCTGCTCATGGGCGTCCAGTCCAGCAAGGTTGCCGCTGAAAAGCTGGCGATTGAAGCCAACGTCATCAACGAGAACACCCGTACCATCAACGACACCACCCGAGCAACCAACGAGGTGAACAGGACGGTCGGCGAGCTGCAGGAGCTGGTCAACAAGACAGCGGCTGAGGTCGGCTTACTGGATCAGAAAAAGCAGACTGAGCTGGCCCAGGTGTCTGACACCGTGAGCACCGGCAGCGTGGCCGGTATCGTCGGCAAGCAGAAGACGCTGTTCCAGAAGCAGGCGGCCGGTTTCGATCGGGATGCCGAACAGAAGCTGGCAAAGATCATGGTCGATGCCTGGTCGGTAACAGCAACGGTCGCCGGCGAAGCTGACCCGGCTACGGCCGGTTTGGACAACACCTCCATAGCCTCGGTAATGACCCTGGCCAAAGCGGGAATTACTCCCCCACCATAAGGATGATGCATGGGTCTATTCAGTAGCAAGAAAGTCATATCTGTTTCTGCTGTAACCCTGCCTCTTGTGGAAGCCCCTAAGAAGCCGTATGTCGTGACCGTGGCAGGCGCCGTTTACCGCAGAGAAGACGTGACATCAGCTATCCTGAATATGATCCACAGCAATCCTGCTGCCCGTATCCCTGGTGTTCACGCCTACGCCAGGGATCACTATACGCTGGGCCTGCCTCAGGGCAAAGCGCTGAACTACAGCAACATCAACCTCGATCGGATCGACGAGGTCCTGCTGAGCGCGTTAGGTGGCAGTCCCCCGCTAAAGGCAGTGGGCGCCGCTTACATGACCATCTCACCCACCATCGCAGCCTACCCGCACCTATATAATGTCCGTCAATACGACCGCATGACTAACCTGATCGCGGTGCCTCCGGTCGACCTGGTTTGGGTGCAACCACCGGAACCCGGCAGTATCGATGTCGCCTCCGCCAATAAGGAGATCCGCCTGAAATCGGTGGCGGTCGCCTTAGACGGCGTGAGCCTGGATATCACGTACGGCCTGTTTCTGGAACAGCCCGTGATCAACTATGATGATTTCAGCTATGGGGGCGTAATATCCATGCAGTATGTGGAGGAGCCCTATAGCTATATCGAGAATATCTCGTTACCCGAGGCACCCACGATAACCTGGGGCGAGGAGTACCTGGTAGCTTTCTACAATGAGCTGGCCGGGGACGGCGTCACCCCGATCAGTGGCGACAAACCCTGGCTGTACCGGGTGAGTTCAAATGTGTATCCGGACCTCCGTTCAACGGAGGTGCCGACAGCTCTGGACTATTTTCCCGTCATACCGCTGCGCTACAATAATAAAGACCTGATGGGTACCGCTTATGAAAGTACCCCACTCTATACAACCAGCCGGGAATTGGCCAGAAGAATGAATCTTGACTTGGATGCGCTCTCCGGGAAACTAAACTCGAACGAGAGTATAGCCGACATAGACCATGCCTATGTCATGTATGGCATCAACGTAAGAACAGAAGTCCCCGCCAGTCTAAAGTACCTGCACAAATTTTTTGAGCAGTTGTATGAAACACAGTACACCGATCAACTGGAATACCTGAGCAAGGTCGGTACGCCCCTCTACGGACTGTCCGCCGTGAATTCCTTATTGGCCGGCACTGAGACAGGCACCTTTGAAGAGAACGGTTTAAGCGTTTTCCTCGACTATGACTATATAACCTCCACCACAGGTTTCGGCGTAATTGGCAACAACAGAACTGGCAATATTGAGAAAGAGCTAGTTGAGTACACAGAGAATGTTTCGCAAGGATTGTATCAGGCTGTTATCCCACAAGTGAAAGGCGCGATGTTATTGAAGCTCCAGGTGGCTCCGAACGTGGTGCACACGATAGGGGTTTATGGTTTAGAGCACCGGAACCTTATCTATAAAGGTAAGTCCGAGTACACTTCGATGCTCGATGTCATGCGCAATCCAGATGAAAACAATCTGGTGATCCCACTCCAGTTTCAACTGGTCCAGGCGCTGACTTTGCAATTGCGCACGGAACTGTATTCGGATGCCATGCTGATGATCATCAATGCGTACCAGGTGACCAAGCTGAAATGGTACCAGAGCTCCTGGTTTAAAGTCATCTTGGTCATCGTCGCCGTCATCCTGATCGTCATATCATTCATATACGGCCAGGCATGGGTAGCTGCGCTCGTTGCAAAAGGTTATGCAGCCATCACGGCCGTGACTATAGTACTTGCCCATATTGTAGGGATCTCCATGATTGTATCGGCAGCCGCCAAGTACCTGGTGAACCAGTTCGGAGCGAAGTGGGGAGTCATCGGTACGGTCATCCTGATGGTGGTGGCTGCCGTACTGTCTCAGGGTAGGAGTCTGTTGGGATCTTTAGAGGCGTTCGCCCTGGTTACTGCCCAGACCTGCTTACAGATGTCTGCTGCGCTCATCGGGGCCACCAACGAATTCCTGATAAAGGCCGGTCAGGAGATCGTCAATGACTATGTCGATTTTCAAGCCGATCTATCGGAACGGTACGAAGAATTAAAGACTGCGGAAGACCTACTAAACAATAGTAATGATGTGAACCCTCTGCTATATATAAAGCCGGCCAGGTTCAAGATCGTGCCGAATGAGTCGCCCGATAGATTTTACAGCAGATGTCTGGAATTGCCCGCCTACACGATGTTCACGATTCATGGCCAGGTGGCCAATTACTGTACACAGCTTTTGAAACTGCCTGAGCTGCCCGCTATCAATACATATCTGGAAACATAGGAGGACCATCATGTCGACACTGTTGCAAAGCAAAACGAGACCCGGAATGTTAAAACCATTGGGCAGCACACCCGGTTCTGATTGGTTGACCTCATCCAGCAGCACCTCGTACGGGGATTTTACAGGAACTCCGGCCATGACGCAACCCCTGACTCCGGCCAATGGACCTACTTTTCAGAACGCGGCGAAGCAAGGTCCCGTACTGGGTGGCGGCTGGATGGAAGGTGCCGGTCTGGGTCTCCAGGCAGCAAATGTCGGTCTGGGTATCTACAGCGCCCTGGAGCAGTCGAAAATGAACAAGTTTATGCGGGGCTACTACGGAAACGAGATGGCCAGAAATAAAGTCGACTTCAACAACAATGTCACAAGCACCAATGCGGCCTTGGAGAAGCAGGCAAGGACCAGCGCATCACAGAACGGTTTTGCGTTCGGCAGCACTGAAAACCAGGCGGCTACCGCTGAAGCCATGAATAAATGGGGTGTGCAGAAGTTTGAATAAGGAGCCTACATGAGCGACGTGCTGTACAAAAAATATGGCAGTAACGATCTCAGCAACATGGGACGTGACCTGCAAGCCGGTCAGGATGCCATGACCAGGAACTTCAAGGGCGTGCTCGCTGATGTGGACGGCCTGCTGAAGACGGTGGAAAAAGGCTACGTTGAGGACAATACCCTCAAGCTGCAGGACTACCTGCGGACCAACATCAAGAGCGCCGGCTTGGGGGCTGACGCTCCGGAGATGGATCAGATAACCAGTCAGTTCGGAAAGCTGATCGACAAGGACGTGCTGGGAAAAACCATTGCCGACACGCGAGCCAAGATGGTGGTCGATGCCACCGATCAGGCAGGCACTGCAGCCGGCACCGACTTCAGTGAGAATGAGGATCTTGGTTCCGCAACAGGCGCCTTCAAACAGTCCCTACTCTCCCTCGGCATGAAGGACAGCGACGCCACTGCTGAGGCGACCAAGTGGCGCCAGAACAATACGTACTTGGCCGAAGACGTCGAGCTCAACAACGCGGCTCTGGTGAACGATTTTGGCGGCGAGGTTTTGAACGCGATCAAAAGCCACCAAGGGAAGGCCACTGCCGAAGAGGTCATCAATAGCCTGGCCGAAGATGTCCCGGAGAAGCTTCGTAATAAGGCGATCATGTCTGCCAGAGACATGGTCGAACAGCGCAGCAAACTAACCACGGAACAGCAGGAAGAGCACGACTACATAAAGGGTACCGTCAATCGGAAGCTCGCCGAATTCGATTCCCAGCAGGCAGTCAAGGCTTCCTCGGCTGCCGCGGCAGTCGCAAAGTATGATTCCATCAACCCGGCTATCATGGCCAGTGCGAATAAGCTGGCTGCCGAGAATCCGGCCGGGGTAATGAAGTCAATAGCTGAAGACGCCGGCAGCTGGTTTGGCGGTCTGTTCGGGCGACTGGACGGTCAGGAAGTCACACGGGAATTGCAGCCTCAGGTGACTTCCCTGATAAAGGACTATGGAGTCCCGGCAGCGGACGCTTACGCAATCGGGCTGCAAGCTTACCAGGAGGCGAGGGCTGACGGAGGTGAAGCCTGGATCGGTAGCGGCTCAGCCATACAGTCAGAAAAATTACAGGAAAGGGTACACGAGCATTTAAGCCAGTGGTCAGCAAAGCAGGCAGCCATCCAGGCGCAGAGCGCTGTCCTGCTGGCCGGCGTGACTGAGCGGGCCCGGCTGATGAAAGCCGGTGAGGAACTCACCCACGGAATCCTCAAGGGAGAGCGCTTCTCCAACATAGACGGCAAACCATACGATTCGCAGGCGGTGTTTAAAAAGAGCCTGTTCGGTGGTGGAGGCACAACTACGCCGCCCGTTCAAGCGGCTGACACTAAACTGAGGACAACTGCGCCGAAAACCTCCCCAACCACTAGCACTACTGTGAACAAAGTTACAGCATTAGCTGCACAGATCAAAGCAGATAGAGAAAAAGCAGACAAGGCAAAAGCCAATTTAAAAAAGACTCCCGGCACACCAACTGAAACTCCCATTACCGGTAAACCTGTTGGTGCTACTTCGGCTAAAGGGCAGAATGCCACCAAAGAAGTAAACACTAACGGTGGGTTATTAGGGAAGTCGATTAGAAAAGCCCTCAGCCTCATCAATGGACCGAAAGCGGCTGAAGCTGCCGGGAGTTTGGGCAAGGAAAAAGTGGATCTTGACACTTTGACTGCCATTTCAGGAATGGCTGACAAGGTCTTGAAGAGCACAAAAGAAGGTCAAAAATTCACCTTTACATACAAAGGCAAAAGCATCACGGGGCGGAAACTCAATAACAAGCTAGTCTACGACCACATGAAGTAACCGCAGTAATCAAAGTATAGGAGTCAATGTGGCCGAGCCATCTAACATGTTTGACACAGCTGACTGGTTTGCAGCTTCTCCAGAAGATCAAGCCCTGGTTGCCGAGGACCACTTCAATAAGGTTGTCGGTAATACCGCTGCTTTCCGTAATGCCGATGCAGCGGGCCAAGCTGATCTCAGGTTAGCCCACAAAATGCTGCTCGAAGAAAGCACCTTGAAGAGCCCCCACAATCCAACCATACGCAAAGCTCAGGAAGCCCAGGCCAAGGTCGATGGTCAGGGGTTTCTGGAGAATATCAAAGATACCATCGTGCGTTCCCACCAGGAGGCGATTAGTCTGCTTCCCCTGGGAAACGACGCCATCCGGATGGATGGCACCATGGATCCGGGGGCGTACGGTCAGGCGGTCAAGTACCTGCAGAAAAGGGCCGCAGCTCCCCAGACGCTGGAACGCAAGCAGATAGACGTGGACATGGCCTCCTGGCGCAATAGCCACGATCACAGTGACTTGGCGGGTAAATTCAAAGCCGGATTAAAACTGGCCAGTGACTTCGTCACCAATCCTACAGGTGTCGCCCAGCTGGCGGCTGAGTCAACTTCGTCGATTACCGCGGGGTGGGTGGGCGGTAAAACCGGTGCCCTTGCCGGTACGGGTGTAGCTGCTGCTGCAGCTGCTGCAACCGGCGGTGCGGCTGCTCCGATTGCTGCGGTGACTGTACCGGTCGGTGCAATGGCCGGCTCTGTGGCTTCACTGTCAGGACAGGCCGCAACACAGAAATACCTGGACAATCTCGGCAAGGCGATGACGGAGCGTAAGATCCCGTTGACTGAAGCCAACATGAAACAGTTCGTAGAGACCAATCCGGAACTGGTCAAAGAGCTGCAGACAAGCGCCGTAAAATACGGCGCCGGCATGGGGTTAGTCGATCGACTCTTGGGTGGTGTCGGTGGACGCTTAGCAACCGCACCCGAGAGAGCGGCGAGTAGGGTGGCCCGAGCGTCAGCGAAGGGAGCACCCGGCCGAGCCGCGATCTCGGAGATAGCACAAACAACAGGAAAATCAGTCGACGAGGCAACCGAACTCTACGTGAATAGTCAGGCCCGGGCAACAATGGCGGAACAGACATTCAAGTCAAAGATTGGGCGCAAGGCTGCAAACTATGGCGTACAAGTTGCCAGTGAGCCGGTTTCTGAAGCTGCCGGTATGGTCGCTGCGGGTGAGGAGATAAAAGCGGAGGATCTGATCCTTGAAACTGTCGGCGGTATCGGGGCCGGTCCTTACGCCGCCGCAGTGGATAAGTCTCTCTTCGGTACGAAACTGGCTAAAGAGCAGACCACGAACTTCGCCAAGAAGATCCTGGCCGGCACCCCGGAATCCCGGGCGGTGGCCGAGGTCCAGAAGCAGGAGCTCAAGACGGCGAAGGCACAGAACAACGCTCCGGCCGATTTCAACCATGACAAGGAAGTGGCGGCAACCGAGATCAGCGATCCGAAAGTGGCCGAGTGGGCGGATCCGAAGCATGCCTCCTATAACCCCGTCAAAGCAGTGAAGGTGCTGGCCAAGGAAGAGAATCCTGATGCCGACCATGTCGACCGGACCCGCCAAGTTTACCTCGATTACCGTGACTCCGTAATGGAGTCGATGGACCGGTGGGAAGCGGAAATGAACGAGGCCAAGACCTTCGCGGACAAGGGCGAAGTGGGCAAGGCCGCGATTGCCCAGAAGGCCGCCGATACTACAGCGCAGATCATAGAGACGAAGCAGAAGACGCTCAAGCAGATAGCCGACCAGGTCAACAACGTGAAGGCGCGGGCAGAGCTGTCGGCCAAGGCCCGGACAGTCAAGCCGATCGACCCGGAGACTGCCACTCCGGACGAGCTCACTGAGCATATCACGGAATCCC